GTTGGTAGTGATGGTTCTCTCACCACTTTGGCATATTGATGCCGAGAAAAACAATGAAGGATGCTTTGGCGCACCTCGATTAATTTTTTCTCCCGGCAGGAGGGAGACGTCCATACCATCTCCTGTCTACCATGACTTTCGGCAGGGGTGAAAAATGAATCAAAATATCCGTGTTCCCTCTCTCTTGATTCTGCACCTGTATGTGGGATGATTGGGGTTGATATGAAATGATGCGGGGTGGCCCCAGAATTGGGCTGTTGTGGGTTGTTTGGGATGCGGATGGTTGGGTTTGGTGATTTTGCATCCGATTTTGAATTTTTGGGGCCAATCTGATTGCCCGGCGCTTTATTCGCGCGAGATTTTGAACCCCTCATCCGAGGGGTTTTTTCTTTTGCGGGCTGCTTTGAGGAGAATTATTTTTAGCATCATCTAATAATATATGGCACCGCTTACACGGGTGCGGTATTGGTAAATTTTTCCCGTTATGCTGCATTCGATTGTTTAGGTGCGTCACCACCCCGTTTTTTTTCCCACCACTCCTTGAACTTCGGAATTTTGCTTAATAATTCCATCTTGAACCAAACCCGCCATCCTGGGTCATCGCTCGTCATCTCATTGAGCCAGAGCTTTATGTCTGTAATAAATGGGTCTTCGAGATGATTGATTCTGCACGTTTTTTCTAATGATTTTTCGATAGAGGCATTTTCGCAAGATCGACATTGTTCCCCATTCACCAACCATTCCAGTGACACTTCGCTCAAGGTACATATTTTGCGAATAATCACCACATCTGGCACCGAGTAACCCTTTTCATATCGCAGAAGGGTATTTTTACTTATCCCAAGTTCTTCTGCGAATACAGGCTGGGTTTTCTCGCCGCGAGCCTTTGCTATTCTGCCACCAATCTCTGAGAGATAAGATTGTTCATCTTCCGTCATAAAAAGTTGAACCTAAGTTTAACCTTGAGCAACAGTGTTCATCTTCGTTCCAATTAATTGTATTTATTAAGCATTGGTCGAGAGGTGCCAATAAAATTACTTTTTAGAAGTTGAACACCCATATTTGGGTTGACTGGTACCAATATTTAAGATAAATCCAAAGCTACGGTCCCGCAAAAACGGGAATGCATAACCAAAACTTACACGACGGGCATAAAAGGTTCAACGTCCGCGTTAATTTAAAACCAGACGGTAGGCCCGGAACTCTCCGGACAGTGGAACGACAAGCGGAAACAAGGAGAACACCATGGCGCGAGAAGCACGGCGAGTACCCGCAGGATGGCAGCACCCCAAAGACAAAAACAGCCGTTTCATTCCGCTGTTTCAAGGTGAGGACGGTCTTTCCTGCGAAGACGGATACATGCCAACCTGGAGCAGCGAGGAAGCCACCCACCTGATGATGTACGAGACCACCACCGAGGGCACGCCGATCAGCCCGGCATTTGCCACGGCCGAGGACCTGGCCCGCTGGCTGGCCAACAACAAGGTCGCCGTTTACGCCAGCGCGACCGCCACTTTCAATGAATGGCTCCAGGTGATCAAGGACGGTTTCGACTTCTTCTTGGCCATCACCAGGGAAGACAAGTTGGGAGTGGCCATGGCCAGAGGCTGAGATGAGCGAGGAGAGGATACCCGACATAGTGTGGCGGTGGGGAAATGCCGCCACGCAGGGCAAAAAACCACTGCGGATTGAACTATTCCGCGCGGAACAGTGGCGGCCGAACTGGAGCTTTCCGAAAGACCATGCACCCTCATCCACCACTGCGCAATCGGGAATACTGGCAGCAGCATTTCCGGTTGCGTGTTGATGGGCGATGGCATGGGCGAAAAGGCTACAAATACAGCTTCTTCACCCTGGAGCAGGCCGTGAGGCTCGCTGACCGGCTGCATGGAGAGCGCACCTGATGGCAACCCAGCTCGGCCTTTTCGACACCGCGCCCACTTTGAACATCCTGCGGGACCTCAAAACCGCCATGGCCAAAGCGGCCGACGCCACCGGGCTGTCGAGGGAAGAGCTGTGCGACCGGATCAACCAATTGGCCGACCGCTACGGGGTCCGGCTGGTAAAGGGGACCGGGCCGAACCTGACCATGGCCACCTTTGAGAAGTGGCTCAACCCGGAGGACAAGGAACGGGTGATCCCGGCCAAGGCCCTGCCGGTGTTCTGCGCGGCGGTGCACAGCATTGAGCCGATGCAGGTCATGGTTGCCCCATTGGGCTGGCGGATCATAGACGACAAGCAGGCCAAGCTGCTACGGCTTGCCGAACTGGACCAAGAGGTCAAACGGAAGCAGGCGATGATGAAGAAACTCAAAGCTGAACTGTAAGGAACGGACATGGAACTGATCATCGAAGAAAAACCTTTATCCCTGGCCGAACACACCCGGCTTGCGGCCCTGGAAACCATCATCCGGGAGAACTTCCTGGCCTATGTGGCGGTGGGCAATTCGCTCCTGGAGATCCGGGAGAGCCGGCTGTATCGCACCGATGGCGGCCGGACCTGGGAAGGATACTGCCGGGAACTGTGGGACATGAGCTTCCAGTACGCGGACCGTCTTATCTCCGCCTCCAGGGTGATCGAGAATCTCACGCCAATTGGCGTGAAGGAGGATGGCAGCATCGATTGGGAACTGATGCCGGCCAACGAGTCCCAGGCCCGCGAGCTGGCCAGGCTGGAGCCGGAAGAACAGAAGCAGGTCTGGGGCCAGCTCATCGAGGTCAAACGGACAACGGCCGACGTGGAGCAGCCTCTCAAGCTTACCGCCAAAACGGTGAAGAACGCGGTGAAGGTCTTTAAAGGCGAGCAAGTGGGCGGCGCCATCCGCCGGGCCGGCAAAACGATCAAACCCCGGAAATCCGCCGAAACGGCGCGGCAATCGGCCGAGTTTGCCCAGACTTGGGAGGATTTCCTCGAGCAGATCGAGATCGAGCGCCAGGCCGGCTGGAAACACACTGCACGGGAGACGGTCTTCAGCACCCTGACCAACCTGGCCAGGGTAGTCGGCGACTGCGGACAACAGACCATCCGCGACCAGAAGATCGCCTGGAGAGCCAACAACCTGGAGAAACTACTGGCGGCCGGATTCGGCATCTACCGGATCGGCGCCAACAAAACCATGATCGAGCAACTGGAGACTGCAGGAACTTGGCTGGTGTATGGCGAATACGAGACCGAGGACCAGACGCGGGAGGTGTTTGATGATCTGCTGCTTGAACCGACCAACCTGCAGGCATGACCGGACGATGAAGCGAAACAGCGTGGAAATACGGGTGTGGCTCAAGCGCAACGGATTCAAGCTGGCCACCATCCAGAAGGACCTGGGATATCGGGACAACAAGACGGTGTGGTCCACCATCGAAGGCAAGGAGAACAACCGCAAGGTCCTGACCTGGCTCATGGACAACGGTTGTCCGAGGAAGTACCTGGATCTGCCCGACGACATGCGGAGGGCCGCATGAAGCAGTGGTTCAAACCGATAGAGTTGGTTTACCTCCCCTGTATGCCCTCGGCGCAGCAATCGGTTTCCAGGCGGGCCAAAAAAGAACACTGGATGGCCCGGTACAGCCAGGGCCAGGGCGGCGGCAAGGAATACCATCTTTCTTCCCTTCCCGCCGAGACCCAGGCCGCGCTCCATTTCAAATACGCCCCGGCGCCAACCAAGGACAAGGAGTTGGTGATCCGCGAAAAAACGGACCAGAAACTGACGGATCTCAAAAACTGGCAGCGGGAGATCTTTGAGGCCCGCGTCACTCTGTACCGGGAGTTCGAGCAACTGCAGAAACTGCACGGCACCAACCGGGCCGTGGACGCCCTGGTTGAGATGGCCAGGCAGGCGGAACTGCCCGATCACCTGATGCGCTGCGTGGCCCAGGCCAACGCCCGCAAGGGCGAGGAGCGCACCCTTTCCCGGTCGCTGGTTCTGAGCTGGCAGCGGGCCGTCCGGCGCTACGGCATCACCGCCCTGGCGCCCAAGCCGGTTGAAAAATCCGAGGTCCCCGAGTGGGTTCCCTATTTCATTAAATTCTACCAACTCCCCAGCAACCCCACCATTCCCGAGGCCATGGAACAGATGGCCAAAATCCTGCCGGAAGGCATGAAGGTCCCCAGCTACCACCAAGTGCTGCGGTGGCACAATAAACGGTCGGTACTCGACCGGGAGAAAGGCCGGCGCACTGGCTCCGCCTACCGGGCGCTGAAAGGATACGTCAAGCGGGACACCAGCGGCCTGCGGCCGATGACCATCGGCCAGTGCGACGGCCACAGCTTCAAAGCCTACGTGACTCACCCAACCAACGGGAGGCCGTTCCATCCCGAGGTGTGCGCGGTGATCGATGTGGTCTCTAAGGTGGCCCTGGGATGGTCGGCCGGCCTGGCGGAATCGGCCTTGACGGTGGCGGCCGCAGTCCGGCACGCGGCCATAGTCAACGAGCAGAAGCCCTGCGGCGGAATTCTCGACATCCTGTATACGGACGGAGGATCGGGCAACATCGCCAAGATCAACACCGACGACGTCACCGGCCTCTTTGCCCGCATCGGCACCACTTTCACCATCGGCCGTCCGGGCAATCCCCAGGGGCGGGGCCTGATCGAGGTGTCCAATAAATCGCTCTGGATCCGGGGCGCCAAGTTCCTGCCATCCTGCACCACATCATCCATGGACAAGGGCGCCCGCCGGAAAAATTACATCCAGATCCAGAAAGATATGAAGGAACAGGGGAAAAGCGAGCTGGTGAAGAGCTGGCCACAATTCCAGGACTACTGCCGGCAGATAATCGACGACTACAACCGTCGCCCCCACTCCGCCCTGACGAAGATCAGGGATCCGGAAACCGGCCTGAAGCGGCACATGTCGCCTCTGGAGTGCTGGGCCTGGCATATCGCCGACGGCTGGGATCCGAAAGAACACCAGTTAACCGAGGCCGAGGTTGAGGTGCTGTGGTTGCCGAGGGAAACCAGGACGGTGAAGCGGGCCATGGTGCAACTGGGCAACAATTACTACTACAACGCCGACCTCGATCACTATCACGGCGAGGAAGTTCAGGTGGCTTACTTTCCAGCGGATGGCGCCAAGGTGCAGGTCTGGGACATGGAAGGCCGGCTGATCTGTTATGCCTGGTACGAAAAGAACCTGGTCGATTTCTTCCCCAAATCCATGATTGAGCAGGCCCAGGATAAGCGCACCAAGCGGCGGGAAGAAATTAAGAAGAATCAACTGGAAGAGATTTACGACGAGCAGCGCGGGGTGATCGAGATCGTTTCCCGGCCCCGGAAACAGGCGGAAATCCTTTCAATTGAGCCCAAACAGGCGGAGAAAAGGAAGATCGAGGAAGCCAAGCGGCAACTCGCCGAGAAGTTGGAGCAGAAACCCCGGTTCGAGGTGCCCAAGGATGACCGCAGCCAGTACCGGCTGTGGAAGGAACTAGACGCCCAGCTGCGGAATGGCGAGGCCCTGGATCAAGAGGCGGTGCAGTTTTACGAAGGATACTGCCAGACGGCCAGTTACCGGGCGTTCAAGAAGGTTGAGGACAACTTCAAGCTGATTGAACAGCAGGGGTAAGCAGAGCCGCGCGTCAACACGGCCCTGCTCAGAAGTGCTTCATGGCTGAAACAAACACAAGGAGAGTACACGCGATGAACCCAAAAAACAAGGGCGGCATGAACCGGACCACCGCGCCGCTGACCAATGTCAGCCTGTGCGAGATGGCCCTGACCAAGGCCATGGAGCGGCCGAACCATCTGCCGGGGATGATCTGCTTCTACGGGCCGAGCGGCTGGGGCAAGACCACGGCCGCGCTCTATGTGCACCTGGTGAACAACGCCTACTACATCGCCTGCAAGGACACCTGGGTGCGCAAGTCGCTTCTGGTCAGCCTGCTGGGCGACATGGGCATCCCGCCGAAGAAATCCCTCTGGGAGATGGTGGACCAGGTGTGCGAACAACTGGCCAAGAGCCGGCGGCCGCTGATCATTGACGAGATGGACAAACTGCTGAGCAAGAACGCGGTTGAACTGATCCGCGACATTCACGACGGCTCCAAGGCCACCATCCTGCTGATCGGCGAGGAGAAGCTGCCGCACAAGCTGATGCAGTGGGAACGCTTTCACGGCCGCATTTTGGACTGGGTGCCGGCGCAACCGACCGACATGGACGACGCCCGGCACCTCAAGGGGCTGTATCACCCCAACCTTGACGTCCAGGACGATCTGCTGGAACGGATTGTCGGGGAAAGCGGCGGCTCGGCCCGCCGGGTGGTGGTCAACCTGGCCAAGGCCGAGGAGATCGCCAACAAGCGCGGTTCCAACACCATCGGCATGAAGGAATGGGGCGACGAGCCGTTCTTCACCGGCGACGCCCCGCAGAGGAGCATCCCATGCCGCTGAAACCGATGCACAAACGAAACGGGCTCGACACCCGCCAGGCCGTGTGGGACGCCATCCGCGCCAAGGAGGTGTTCAACATCAAGGATCTGCGAGACGAGACGGTAATGAAGACCGATTCGGTGCGGGAATATGTCATCGGCCTGGAGGCGGCCGGCTATGTGGAGCGGGTTTCGCCAAAGGAACTGCGGCAAGGCGCTGCCCCCTGCTGGCGGCTGATCAGGGATGTGGGGATTGACGCTCCGAGGGTGCGCAAGGACGGCACGCCGGTGACCCAGGGCAAGGGCCGGGAGAATATGTGGAAGGCCATGCGGGTGCTGAGGACCTTCACGGTCCGTGACCTGACAGTCCATGCCCGGACTCCAGATTGCGACGTCAAGGAGTCGACCGCCGAAGAGTATGCCCGGCATCTGTGCTATGCCGGCTACCTGCATCGGCACGAGGACGGCAGCTACTACATGCTGCCCTCGGCCTACACCGGCCCCAAGGCGCCGATGATCCAGCGGACCAAGGTGGTGTGGGATCCGAACACCAACCAGGTGCGGTGGAGAAGCGAGGTAGGTCATGACCAATGAAGATCGGTTGGAGTTGCTGCGTGAGACTGTTGCCACCCATGGCAGCCAGGCAAAAGTTGTGAAGATGCTCGGGAAGTACAGCGCGGCCACCATCTCGCAGGTGCTGGCCGGGCAGTATAAAGGCCAACTGGAGGCCTTTTTAACGCGGGTTGAAGAGGTGTTCGGCAAGGCGGAGGTGGACTGCCCGATCCTGGGGACCATCACCTATCCGCAATGCGTGGGGGATCGTCGGCGGCCCTTCAGTTCGGCCAATCCGCACCGGGTGCGGATGTTCCAGGCCTGCCGGGTGTGCCCGAACAATACGGATCCGAGGGAAGAAGAATAGGCTGGACGATGCTGGAACATCGCCCAGCCTGGTACGTGGAGCGGGAAAACCATTGCAACCGGCTCCGGGTTTCAGGATACCGCCTGGGGCACGGGGCCGCAACCAGAAGGAGAACAACCATGGAAGAACAGATTGTAGAGGTGCAGGGACAACTGGAGGCTATCAAAGCCGGCGCCAACACCCTGCTGCACGCCAACTGGATCGAGGCCCCGGACCCGGCGCTGCAGGCACAGTTGGTCCGGATCTGGGAGACTGCCCAGGAGCTGCAGCTGCAACTGGCCCAGCCAGGGGCGCTGGAGGGCTACCGCCAGGATGCCCTGGAGCAGATTGCACGGGTGTATGAGCTGATCGGTGAATACAACCAGGCCCCGGACAGTGGCAGGCTGGTGCAGTTGCGCCTGTCGCTGGAGCTGGCGGCGGACCGGATCGACACCTACCAGCAGGTGGCCGGGGCTGTTTTGGAGGCCGTATGAGCAAGCGGAAGAAACCCGCCAACCTCTATCCTGTCAAGGATCTGGCCGAGGCCAACGGCGTGCTGGCGGAGATCGGCGCCCTTAAACGGCAGAAGGAACGGATCGACCAGGACCTCTCCGACCAGGTCGACCAGCTCAAGGCAGAGGCCGAGGCCAAGGCGGCGCCGATCCTGGAGCGGATAGCCAGGCTGGAGAACGGCCTGCTGGCCTTTGCCGAATACAACAAAGTGGAAGTCTTTGGTGAACGGCGCAGCAAGGAACTGACCTATGGCGTGCTCGGCTACCGGAAATCCACCGAGATTGCCACCAAGTCGGGCCATACCCTGGCCATGGTTCTGGGCCGGTTAAAGGAGCTGGGGTTCACCGCCGGCATCAGGACCACCGAGACGGTAAACAAAGATGAATTGCGCACCTGGCCCGAAGAGCGGCTGGACCTGGTGGGCGCCAAGCGCAAGGAAAAGGATACCTTCTGGTATGAGGTTCACGATACCGAGGTGCAGGAGGCGCAATGAACGAAAACCAGCGTGGAGCCCGCTATTGCGTGGAAGGCCGCCTAAGCGTTACCGTAAAGGCCGTCTTTAGCGATGACGGCGTGCATGATCTCCGCACCCAGGCCGAGGAGGCGATCCGTGCCGAGGCCCTGTGCGACCTGCCCTTTGCTCTGGTGGATATCTCCGCCATGAAGGAACAACAAGCCAGATAAGCGAAATCCCGGCCGGCGGCGGCCCTGCATGGTGCAGGCGCTGTCAGTTGACAACGCCGGTCGGGTTCATCCGGAGGTGGTGCTCCGGATCTGATGAGCAGCCAGGGAGAACAATATGGACAAAAAGGTGTTGGATAAAATCAAGAAACTGCTGGCGCTTGGCCAAAGCACCAATCCGCACGAAGCGGCCAACGCGGTCAGCAAGGCCCAGCAGTTGATGCAGGAATACCAGTTAACCATGCAGGATGTGGAATTGACTTCCATTGGGGAAGTCGCCACCAAAATGACCAATACCAGCAGAAAACAGCCACGCTGGCATGTCGGCCTGATTCATGTGGTCTGCTCGGCTTTCGGGGTTGAACCCTTCGTTGAATTCTACCTGGGGGCGGAACCGATTTGCAAGTTCATCGGTCGACATGAGAAAATCGAGGTTGCGGTCTATTTCTATGTTGTGCTGTCGCGCAAGATCAAGCAGGCCCGAAGGCAATATCTCGGCGCCCTTTCCAGGAGGATGAAGGCGGCAAACCGTACAGCCAGGGCCGATCTCTTCTGTGAAGGTTGGGTGCAGGGTGTTGCCTGCAATATCACCAGGCCGGAAAAATCGGAAAAGGAAGAGGGCTTGATCAAGGAATACATCCGCCAGAGGTACCCCTTTGTTATCGAAGCAAAGAGCCGGGCCACGAACATGAAAAACGGAGAAGACAGCCTCTATAAAGGCTATGCCGCCGGAATGGAGGTGGAGGTGAATGCCGGAGTCCCTGGCCAAGAGCGCAAACAGATCGGGTGATCCATGCCCGTGAACGGAAAATGCCCGCGCTGTGCCTACAAGGCGCCGGTGAGCTGCTTTGTGGATGCGGCGGAATACGGCGCCATGCTCCAGGCCTTTTCCGATCTGCCCTATGAAGTGCAGAAACCCTTTCTCAAGTATCTCTCCCTGTTCAAGCCCGCCTCGGGCTGTGCCATCCAGTCGGCCAAGGCGGAACGATTGACCAGGGATTTGGTTGCCCTGGTGGCCAAAGGATTTGTTTCGGAGCAAGGCAAGGCGGACCGGCCCTGCCCGCCGGGATTCTGGGTCATGGGCATGGAGCGGATGCAGGAGTTGGCCGGGACCCTGGACCTGCCGATGAAGAACCACAACTATCTGCGCTCCATTGTTTACAAGCTGGCCAACCAGGCGGATGCGCAGCGGGAGCAGCACCAGCGGCACCAGGAGATTGACGGCAGCCAGCGGGTATCCCGCCAACCCACGGAAGACGGCATGAGTGAGATCATGCGCAAATACCTCGCCCAACATGGAGTTCCACATGAGTCCGAGCAAGAGCGTACTGGCCAGGATCCATATTGCCAAGAAGGAACTGGCGCTGAGTGATGCAACCTACCGGGATATGCTGGGGTTCAACTTCGGGGTGGCGTCGGCCAAGGAGTTGACCGAGCAACAGGCCCTGGAGCTGATCGAGCTGTTCAAGGCCAAGGGATGGAAGCCTGCTCCATTCAATCCTGGTCAGCGGCGGAAAACCAGCGGCCAGTTTATCGAGATCAAGCCCGGACCGGCCGCCAAGCAGCAGCGCAAGGTGCTGGCCCTGTGGCATGCCCTGGGCTACGACATGGGCAAGCTACACGCCAGGGTGAAGAAGCAGTTCGGGGTGGACCGGTTTGAGTGGCTGGATGACCATGAGGCCCTGCATATCCTGATCACCGACCTGGAGCATCGATTAAAGACGCAAGGAACAAGCAAGCAGTGAACAGGCAGGAAGAATCGTTCGAACTACCGCCGGATGCCTGGCCCCAACTGGAGGATCTGAACGGCGACATGCGTCGGGTGGCGGAACTGATCGGCGTGGGCAACGCCCTCAAGCTGGCCCAGCGGTTTGACGGGATCTCACTGCGGATCTACGGTTGGAAGACCTGGCGGCGGAGCTGGCGGGACCAGTGTATCCGTCGTGACTATGATACCGGCCGGTATTCCGGAACGGATCTGGCCCGGAAGTATGGGCTGCAGGAACGGCAGATCTGGAATATTTTAGGGAAGATGGATGGGCGGCAGTTGAGGTTGTTTTGAAGAGCAGGGTAAACAGGAGATACTGGGACACGTTAAGAGAATTCATCTGTTATTGCATTTCAGACACCGTTGAAGCCACGACGACATCAAATCGAACGTAAAACTCCTTAAAACCTTCAGTGATCATGAATTCATGGACTAATGGAGCGGGAACTGGAATAAAGATTCTATTCTTCGTAAATAGAGTTGTAGAAGGCATTGCCGTTCCAGCTGCATCCGGAGTCTGAAGAGGCTCCTTAAGCTCAATATCGTAATACAGAGATAGCCCGCCAGAAGCATGGTTGAAAATATAAACAACCCGATGACCAGCCCAAATTACCTTCGTGGTGTGAGGAAATCGAAAGAACTCCCCCTCACGTTTCAATGCCTTATCAGACAAGCCAAGAAACAGCTCGCAGCCGTTTAGTTGTGGATACCTCTGACTCGCCACTAAAATCTTCGCAGTGCATTCGAGTTCGGGCCTCATCACCGCTGGTGCGGCATCAAAATGGTTAAAACCAGAATCTGGAACCACATCGGGTTCCGGGGACGAAACAACATCTGGCATATGCTGCTCCACCTGCCCGACATCTGCCTTTTGAACCCGGATTGATTGTGAACTACCATGAGCGCGTGCAGCCCTAATCACTTCCCCAAGATTTTTGTCACCTGAAAGAACATCAGCCAATAGGGGCTCGAGTTCCCCCAACTCACTCTGCTCATAGCGATACAGTTCGCGATTTCGTTGTAGCAGCTTAAAGAGTACATCAGCGCCTTGTCTCGTTGATGAAGGAACGAATTCGGCTATTTTCTTGTAGAGTTGCCCACGCACAAAGTCTTTCACAAAACCTGAGAACACTTCCGGTGCAGACCTGTAGCAACTGAGAATCGGCTGAATTGCTTTCATTCCCTTTGCGATGAATACATTAGCATTCTCGCCTACCCGCTCTACAAGGACATTTACACCGTGCGTGATTTCTGCCAATCGAACCGACGCGTTTGGGAGCAAGTAATCGTCACTCAATACGGTGGCAACTCGAACCAGAAATACCGCCTCCTCAAAGGATAGATCTGGACCATCATAGACCTTTGTGGTCGTTGCCTTATCCGGCACTTCGGGAAACTTAAGGAATTCTCTTAGATACCGGGTCTGAATGTTTTTTCTTGGGTTTGACTGACCGACACATAACAATGGTGATTCAGATGAGGCGAATGTTTCGATCATTTGCGGGTCACGGCCCATGTAAAAGTAACCTTTCCCTTCCGTCCTGCTTGGGATGTCTGTCAGGCGGACATTCTCTCTTGTCGGCAGCATCTCAATTGTAATGTTCGACGCCCATTCAAGTTTATTTTTAGATAGAATGTATTGCATGAAGTTATTACTGCGATCTGCAAAGGCCGTTCCCGCGATCTTTTCGCTGATAGCGTATTCCGCCATTTGAATCACATTATTCAAATGTAAGATACTGTCCCGGCTGAGCGCCTCCCTACCAGCAGTAGGCTGGAGGATCGTCAGGTTCGCAACTCCACCAAGATTATAGTATCCACCAACAGGTGCGGGGGCTAGGCCAAAAAAATTCCGAAGGCCCATCAACTGCCCAGCTCCTTGAAGGAAAACCGCTTCCCCCATCACGGCCTCACCCCCCAAATTTAGGTTTAAAATTCTACACGCAGCCACAGCGTTTGAGTCGCAAAACGCCTCAACTGTGCAATGGTAGTCACCAAGTTTCACGTTGAGTGTACCGAGTGACTGAGAATCTTTTGTTCGCTGGAGATATCGCTCGTGAAGTGATTGCTTACTAACTAGTTTGCCGTTGATATAGATACCGACAGGGACGTAGCGCACATATTGCTCCAAGTAAGCTTGAGCTTTCTCGGGAGTAATAATATTTTTCGGATCAAGCATGACCGTCAATCGAGTCCCTGGCATGCGATCGTCTTTCTGACGGTTTAATGCAATGCAATCCCTCGCAATGGACAGTTCATCACGTTTGGCAATGCTGATTAGTGTTTCATCGCTAGTGACGGCCCTTGTTTCGACCTCTAGATCAGTGCAAACTCCGAAGTTTGCCATAGCGCCAATTCCGAAGGTTCCGATTACTCCAGAACGCATCGCCAACTCACCTCGCTTGCCGCTCGACCCAGCTTTCCAGAAGTTCCTCCGAAGAACTTCCTCGGTCATCCCAATGCCATTATCCTCAATGATGATCTGTTTGCCTGACAAATTAAGGGTAATTCTACCCTCCGCTAACGAAGTGCCTTCCAACGATGCCCTCATCAGTATCGCATCATAAGCATTCTGAACATTTTCACGCAGCATAGCTAACGGCGAGTCATAAATCTCTTTACAGAGAATATCAAGGACTCGGCTCGTCTCGACTTCTAAGGTAATGCGTTCGTCTATTGATGTGCTCATTTAACCCTCGCTTGGTATTTATGGAGCAATTCGGTCGCCGCTGGATCGTTACTGTCGGCAACGACACTCAGGCTTAGTAACGTGCCGAGGCGATCCCTATCCCCCATTTCCCAGAGGGCATCTGCGAGCAGCAATGCCTCGCCGATAGACTGCGGCGGAAACAAATAACTCACCATATTGGTGTCATACGGCACAAAATCGTAACACTCTGCTAGCAATCGTCGTGCGATCCCGTCAACTGGAGCTAGTGCAAGCAACATATCTCTCGCGCCATAATAGTCAGCCTTTGCAATCAATGATTCGGCATGAGCTAACCCAGCGTTTAAGGACCGAATAGGAACTAATGGCTTCTGGACCTGGAAAGTAATCATGTTTGTGTTGGACTCGGCATACCACCCAGCGGACCAAATAGGAGCTGAAAGCGTCTCGTTGACCATTTGCCTCTGATGCACAGTTGCGGAAAAGGCGGCAGTATCAATTTCGATCACGTTGTATGATCGATTGTGTCCATGCGGAAGAGAGCGAAGTCCACCGCAAAGAGTTCCAGCACTGATGACGGTGATCTTTCGACCAGTATCAAAACGAAATCGTTCATCAACGAATGTTGGCTTATGCTGGTGTCCGTGTAGTCCAATGCTGAACCCACAGTCGATCAACACCTGAAGGGTGTCAGCGTCCATGTAGTCGTCAGAGTGAGGGCCACCAGCCGTATTGTGATGCCATACGGCTATAGGGATGTATCCCTCATAGCGAAGACTATCAACTTCTCGTGCCGCTGCTGCAATGGCTTCAGGGTGGATGCAACCAGCTTTGTGAAGGGGGTCATTATTATAGCAACTACTGAATGCTGCAACTACGACACTGTGAGATGGAAAGGAGAAAATATCGTACTGTTCCTCTGGTGAGAGGCTGAAGCTACGAGCACCTTCATAAAAACGGGAGTAAAGGTCAGCGAAGAGTGCAATACGCCGATTATAGCCGTCGTTATCTGACAATTTGAATAGTTGCAAGTTTTCCCAAGACCATCGATGCGTTGAGTGGGGGGAAAATAAATCTGCCAAGGCTTCGTTGCAAGAGGGGGGGGGCAAGGTGAGAGGAGTGAGAGCTGCGAGTGTTGCAGGAAAGCTGACATCATGATTGCCAGGCACAAGAATCAACCGCTGGCGTTCGCCACCGAGAAATTTATCGGCCAACTGGACAAGAAATTCCTCAGCTTCTTGATATTGTGCAGCAAGTGCGGAGTCGGGAGTGGGATGCGACATCGGAACACCGTAAACAATGTCCCCACTGACAACAATTAGCGACGGAGATAAAATCGGTGTATTCCCAACAGTATATCGATTACGGTCGTTAAGTAGCGAGCGCACCAGCGGGCCGTTAGCAATTCCAAGGGACGGGTCACGATGAAGGTCGGAAATGTGCAAAATGCTTATTGCCATAGGCTGTCTCTCTACGCAAGCTCTTGAAAATAATCGTTCCTCCATTAACGCCAACTATTGCCGCAGGGACAATATCGAAGCAAGGTTGGGGTGAGGAACGAACCCCAACAACATCATTCTCTCTCCATAGCCCCTTTTATCGTTTACGCAGATACCATTTCCCCAGTCGCGGTTAATCATCCCTGCCTCAATATACCGGTGGATGCTCGAGTACGGCCAATCCACCCGCACGGGCCACATGGCCGTGTTTCACTGGATTGAAATGGATGTAATCCATATGTCTGGCCAAGTCTCCTTCGTCTCGGATGAGGTGTTCCCATTATCGGCGTTGCCAGATGGCGCGTTCCCCTTTGCTCGCCCTCCGGCGTTCCCCTTGGGGGATATGGCGCGAGAATTCCGTTTTGATGAGCATCCACGGTCTGGGGTAGTCCGCGTGAGCTGGATTGGTGTAATGCTCAGGGAAAGAACGAATATCCCGAAGGTCAATATTGTTCAGAGATATATGAACTTTTGAAAATCGAATATTCGCAGTGTCTCTGGCGGTAGTTGAGGATGTAACGGCATAGTCGGTAAAAGACTCTGCGACAGCTACGATCCGGTGCCTGGATTATACATCCAATGTCGTCCTTCCTCTTAGATCTGGTTCCGGAGCATCTCAAAAGGTTAGCATTCTGCATCATCATTATTGGAAACCTGATACAAAATAAGCTCCTTTTGATATTTACCTTTTTGTATATTTATTAAAAAATTATGATTTCCAAAATATTGCAGAGCTTGACCGTAAAGGTCTCTATTTATTGAAAGCTTGCGGATAAAAAGTTCATATAATGAATATGCAATAATTGTATTACTAGCCTCGTTTTTGTTCTTATAATTAATGGCCGTAAATATCATCGATTCTAAAAATTCAACACTCGCATCATTGAAAAAATCATCTGAAGGAAGCATTTTAACACTCATACATTTGGCAGATCTTTTGTGAAATACATTTTTTTTTCTGCTGAAATAAGCTATAATTGAACCAGCAACTTCATTTGTATCAAAAATTGCTTTGTTGAAAAGGCACTGATTGAATACATGCATTTCGCAATCACAACTTAAGGCTCTTTGAATAAAACGTGTGGCATCAGGGACTGTACACATTGCATATGCAGCTCTAGTGTCCCAAGATTGAATGGTATTTAAGGAAAACTCCCCGCTTTCTACCCAAAACCGAGCAGCCAAAAAATCATGTATTGTTCGATGTGTAAATGTCCAATCTTCCAAAGATACTGGAACTAGCAGTCCGTACCATTGTGATAATTCTTTTAATAATTTCCTCGCGTCCACGCCTCCTACTTGCTGACGTTTGAGGTGTTTCATTATTGATCCAAGTATTATTGACTCTGGGCCGACCAATTTATCTAGTTCATAAGCGATACGCATGAGGCAGCGAACCCTTTCTTCGCCATCCAATGGCATCGCAGAGTCGCGTACTATGCCCTTGGAGTCATCCCACCTTAATGTCAGTGTATCGATTGCACGTCGTATAAGGCCAAGAGAACTTCTCGGCAATCCAAGACGTGGTGTTGATCGAAGAATACAAACCAACGCAAGCATTAGAGGATGCTCGGTGAAACTTTTGAAGCCTTTACGTTCAAGTTCCAATAACATAGCAGGGATATCTGTTTCGACTCCATAAGCCTGCATGAAATTCTCACAGAACCCCAACGCATCGTTTTTGTTAAATTTTGCAATCCAATATTGAGAAGCTTGCAGGTCGAATAATTCATAATGAGATCGGCATGTAAGTATGAACTTTCCTATTCTTAACGACCTGAACACCCTCAATATTCCTGATATTTTTTCCCTGTCTTTTTTGCCAACCTCATCATAGCCATCAATCAGTAAAATAATTTTGGTGTTTTTAGTTGAAAAATATTTTACATTTTTTAAATCTTCTATAAATATCTCCAGGCTAGAGATAGAATCTGGCAATCTCAATGTAAAAAGCATAGGCGTATATTTTTTTACATTAATAAGATGCATGAAAATCCAGTGCGTAAAAACTGTCTTCCCGTCACCTGGTCCAGCTGTTACTACTATATTTTCATCATTTTCTATAATTCTAGAAATTTCAATATATTTTATTTCTTCTTCATTATTGTATACAGGCGAGTCGTAAAGTCTTGTTTGTTGGTATATTTTTGATATTGGAATCGGCTTCCACATGCCAATGCATTGAACATGAGACGCAATATCTATCGAAATTTTAGAAAGATGCTCGAATCTGTGTCTTGCTGAGACACTTAACGAATCCTTTCCAAATAAACTTTTTAAAGAATCCACTAGATATGGAATTGCAGATCCGACATCAAACGAAACGTCACCATTCATAAGCTGATACCTATATTGATTCAAAAACTATTCATATTTTAGGTAACAAGTAATGCTTTTAATGCGCAGGATATCATGATGCTGCAGATCTTACTATAATTTGCAGATCGAGCTTAATTTCTAAAATTCTGACTGAAACAAATACCCGGTAGGGAGTCACACAGAATATAAGCAACTCTGAACCGTTTAAGATGGCAACACCGATCAAAAATGGATAGATCCGTCTGATGTACCACCCGTACTTGACCTTGACAAGTTTCAAAACACATTAAAATTCCATAGGTAATTTTACCTATGGCTTCTTTGAGTTTCCCTCGCACCGCAATTTCACCTCTGTAATACCGCAGTCTTATCCCTCTCTACCATTCCCTCTATAGTTCCCTCATCAACTTTGGCCCCGCTGGCCAAGCACACTCCTTGCCGGCCTGACAGGGGCTGGCTCCTGAACCACCCCTGTTCCCGGTTGGATTGAGCCCAGCGTTTCACGCCAATTGGCGTGGTTTGCTCCACGCCTCAAACCGATGATGAGGAACCATGAGTTTTGAACGCGGATTTTCCACCACCATGCTGGTTGAAGGCGGTCACGCCATTGTCGATGGCCACGAGACCTACATGGGTATCGACCGCACCAAGCATCCCGCCTGGCCCGGCTGGCGGATCATCGACGAATGCCTGGCCCACGGGGAACCGCTGTCGATTGCACCTGGCCTGGCCGACATGGTGCGCTCCTTCTACCTTTCCGAGTTCTGGATTCCGCTGCAGTGCGACCGGATTGATGCGGTAAGCGAGGCGGTGGCCGAGGAGCTGTTTGAGGCTTCGGTCAACTGCGGCCCCGGCAATGGGGTCAAGTTCCTGCAGCGGGCGCTCAACGCCCTGAACAGCCGGGGGAAGCTGTATCCGGATCTGTACGTGGGCGGCTCCATGAGCGCCGCCACTCTGGCGGCCACCCTGGCCTGCATCAGGAAGCGGCCGCCCCGTATCCTGGTGAAGTGCCAGAACGGCGAGCAGTACATCCATTATAAGAACTGGAGCAAGCATGAAGACTTCCCTGGCGTGTTCGAACGCACCTGAAAAGAAGCGCCGGGGCCGTCCGCCGAGGGAGAAATCGGAGGTGGCAGCGCCGAAACGACCGAGGGGACGGCCACCCAAACCGCGCGACCGGGTGGCATGGCTGATGGAGCTGCACGCACAATGGAAACAGAAACGGGCCAGGGAGAACAGGCTATGAGGAAGAGGATCAAACGATACGGCGCATGTCTGCCGTTGGCGCTGCTGATGGGGCTGTCCGGATGCGCCATCGGCGGCAATCAGTATTACGTGAGCATCACCGAGTCCGATGCCGGCAGCGTTACCCCAACCATCACCAACACCCCAAGCAAAACCGTGGACACGTCGGTTGGCGTGTCGGCAGCGGCAACGGCGGCCGCATCCCAACAGGGAGACGCCAGCAACGCAGGCGCGGCCGACGCTCAGGCCATGGGTGGACAGCCATGATGGGCGGCTGGAAGACCTGGGCGGCAGCCGGCGGCCTTTGCCTGCTTGGCCTGGCCCTGATCGGCATGGGCCTCTTGGCCACCCAATTGCAAGAGGTGCTGTTCGGCCTGGGCCTGCAGGCCATCCTCTTCGGCTTCGGCCTGGTTGGGCTGGGCCACAAGGTGGAGAAGAACGCGGCCGCCAACCTGGCCCGGCTGATCGTGGGGAATTCGGACAACAAGGAGCCGCAACCCTGATGGATGAGATCGATATCTCTCAACCGCAGCAGGCTGCGGAGCTGCGGCGATTGATCACAGCCCAGGTCTATGCCCTGCCCAGAGGTGAGTCGGCCAGGGAATGCCTGGAATGCGGCGAACCGATACCCGAGGACCGGCGGCTGGCGCAGGCCGGCTGCCGGTTCTGCCTTCCCTGCCAGGAAAAACTGGAGCGGTGGCAACGGGGGCAACGATGAGCATCACCATTACCTGGCAGGCGGTGGCCATCCTCGTGACCCTGCTGCTGGCCTGGTCCGGGTTCCTGGTGGGGATCATCCGTTGGCTGGTGACCAAGGCCGTGGCCAACATTGAGGAGCGGGTGAACACTGCAACCACCACGGCCAACGCGGCCGTAAACGGCTTGCAGCAGCACCGCGAGGAGTACCTGAAGTTTATTGGTCATTTACCCATCGATTACTACCGGCGGGAAGACATGATCCGTTTTGAGACCCTGATCCACGCTAAACTGGACGCCCTTGCCAAAGACATCCGACAACTGGAGTGCAGAAAATGCCAACACACGTCCCAATGATCGACCCCGAGAAGGCCCGCCGGGAGAACCTGCGCTGGATCATCCTGCTGGCCCTTAACAGTGCCCGACCCTACGGAGCGGTTGAACCGGTGCTGCTCACCGCTGTGCAGGGCGTCATCCCAGACTGTACCCATACCGAGCTGCGCAAGGAGCTGGACTACCTGGCGGACCGACAGTTGCTCGAAAACAAGAACATCCAGGGGCCGGTGTGGAAGTCGGAGCTGACCAGGGTGGGCGTGGACCTGGTGGAGTACACCATCGACTGCGAGCCCGGCATCGCCCGACCGGAGAAGTACTGGTAATGCCGCCGAAGAACAAGGTCTATACCCTGCCGGAGCCGATCCGGGCCTGGCTGGATGAGACCCTGGCGGCCAACGGCGGCCAGCAGTTCGCCGCCCTGGAAGCCCAATTGAAGGCCAAGGGGTTTGCGATCAGCGACTCGGCCCTGCAGCGCTACCATGCCGGCGACCTGCAACCCCGGCTGCAGGCGCTCAAACTGGCCACCGAGAGCGCGCGAACGGTAGCGGCCGCCATGGGCGAGAATGACGGCACCATGCTGGAGGCCCTGACCGGGCTCTGCCAGGAGCGGTTGTTCACGCTTTTGATGGAGGTGGACACCAGCAACATCGACGGCGGCATCCTGGCCAAACTGGCCCGTGCCATTGGCGATCTGGCCCGAGCTTCGATCAACGTCAAAAAACATGTGAGCGAGGCCAGAGCCAAAGCCTTGGAAGAGGCGGCGTCAATCGTCGAGCAGACCGGCAAGGCCCAAGGGGCAAGCGCTGCCACCATCGAGGCGCTTCGAGCCGCAATCAAGCAGGAGTTGGCTTCATGAGCGCGGTCCTGCTGCCCTATCAGCAACGCTGGATCGATGACACCTCGCTGGTGAAGATCATGGGGAAAAGCCGGCGCATCGGGCTGTCGTATGCCGAGGCGGCTGATTCAGTGCTCCAGGCGGCGGATGGCGAGCGTGGCGCCAACGTCTACTACATCTCCTACGACAAGGAAATGACGGCAGGATTCATTCAGGACTGCGCCACCTGGGCCAAGGCGTTCCATTCGGCCGCCAGCGGGATCGGCGAGCAGATCCTGACCCGTGATGATGGCCGGGACATCCATGTGTACGACATCAGGTTCGACAGCGGTTATCGAATCCAGACCTTTTCCGGCAACCCGCGCAACCTGCGCAGCAAGGGCCGGCCACGGGAACGGTTGGTGCTGGATGAGGCCGCCTTTGTCGACGATATCGACGAGATCCTCAAGGCCGCAATCGCCATGACCATGTGGGGCGGCCGGGTGCATATCATCAGCACCCATAACGGCAACGAGAATCCGTTTAACGGCCTGATCCAGGACGCCATGGCCGGCCGCAACAGCTATGCCGTGCATCGGGTCACCCTGGACGATGCCCTGAACGAAGGCTTGTATCGGAGGATCTGCGAGGTGACCGGGCAACAATGGAGTGCAGAGGCACAGACGGAATGGCGTCAGGCACTCATCAAGCGCTATCACCCCAACGAGGACGAGGAGCTGTTCTGCATCCCGGCCAAGGGATCAGGCGTGTTTTTCTCCCGTGCCCTGGTTGAGGCCTGCATGTCGGATGAGATACCGGTGCTCAGGTTCGCGGTTCCCGATGATTTCAAGTTCCGCAGCGAACGGGACCGGATCAGCGAGATTGACGCCTGGTGCGAAGAGAACCTAGCGCCACTGCTGGAAGATCTCGAACCCCGGAGGCGCTGTTACCTGGGCGAAGACTTCGGCCGGACCGGCGACCTGACCGTGCTCACCCCGCTGCAGGAGCAGCAGAATGCAACCCACCGGGCTCCGTTTGTGCTGGAACTGCGCAATGTGCCCTTTGAGCAGCAGAAACAGATCGTGTTCTACATCTGCGACCGGTTTCCCCGCTTCAGCCACGCGGCCTTTGACGCCCGTGGCAACGGCCAGTACCTGGCCGAGGTGGCGGCGCAGAAGTACGGCCAGCAACGGATCAGCGAGGTGATGCTCTCCGAGACCTGGTACCGGGAGAATATGCCCAAATACAAGGCCGCCTTCGAGGATCGGACCATCCTGCTGCCGCTGGATGCGGACATCATCGACGATCATCGGGCCATCAAAATGATCAAGGGCGTCGCCAAAGTGCCCGAGGGCCATGGAACAGGCAAGGACGGCGGGCAGCGGCACGGTGATGCCGCCATATCGGGCGCCATGGCCGAGTACGCCACCAGGCAGGAAGGCGAGGCGGAGTACGCCTACCATCCGGTGGGCAAACGCAATGATGATCGCGACGAACGGCCGATCCATGTGACCGCCGGGCTGGGCGCCGGCAAAGGGCTTTGGTGAGAAGGTTATGCTCTACGACTATCTGAATCGACCGGTCAAAACCCGCGAGCTGACCCGCGAGCAGGCAGCGCCGACCCTGACTGGGGTGCGGAGTATCTGGACTGATACTGTTGCCTCGGGCCTGACCCCGCAGCGCTTGGCCACGTTGTTGATGGCGGCGGCCGATGGCGATCACCATGCCTACCTGACCCTGGCCGAGGAGATGGAGGAACGGGATCTCCACTACGCGGCCGAGCTGGGCAAGCGCAAGCTGGCCGTATCCCGGTTGCCGATCACGGTGGAGAGCGCCACCGACTCAGCTCGCGACAAGGAACTGGCCGAGGCGGTGCGAACCCTGATCAAGGGCGGCGGATTCCGGGCCCTACTCAAGGACCTGCTGGACGCCATCGGCAAGGGTTTTTCAGTGGTGGAGATCCTTTGGGCCACCGGCAGCCAGTGGCGGCCGCAGCGCTACGAGTGGCGCGATCCCCGCTTCTTCCAGTTCGACCAGGTGAGCCGCCGGGAGATCCGGCTGCGCGATGAGCTGGACGGGTTCAACGGCTTGGAGCTGGCGCCGTACAAGTACCTGACCCATATCCATCACGGCAAGTCGGGCATTCCCATCCGGGGCGGCATCGCCCGCCTGGCGGCCTGGGCCTTCATGTGCAAGGGCTATGCGGTCAAGGATTGGTTGGCCTTTGCCGAGGTGTTTGGCATGCCGCTGCGCTTGGGCAAGTACGGTCCCTCGGCCAAGGATGAAGAGATTCGCATCCTCAAGATGGCGGTGGCCAACCTGGGGATTGATGCGGCAGCGGTGTTCCCGGAGTCGATGCAGGTGGAGTTGGTCGAGGCGGGCAACAAGGGCGGATCGGCGGATTTCTTCGAACGGCTGGCCAACTATCTCGATAAGCAGATCAGCCTCGGCATCCTCGGCCAGACGGCCTCCAGCTCCGGTACGCCGGGCAAGCTGGGCAACGAAGACCTGCAGGCCGAGGTCCGCGACGACATCCGCGACGATGACGCCGAGGGCCTGGAAGAGACCCTCAACCGCGACCTGGTGCGGCCGTTCATCGATTTGAACTTCGGGCCACAGGAAAACTATCCCGAGATTCAGCTGCGGGCCATCCCGCCAGAGGACGTGGCGGCCCTGGTCGCGGCGGTCGAGAAGCTGGTCCCTTTCGGGTTCCAGGTGGAGCAATCCGTGATGCGCGACAAGCTCGGCCTGCCCGATCCGGACCCGAAGGCCAAGCCGGAGGATCTGCTGCGACCGGCTGGGGCTCAAAATCAATCCAAGTTGGATGAAGAAACAGCGGAGGCGCCGCCGGAAAAGCAGTTGCCGCCGCACACAGCCCGCAACTCCCAGCAGACCGAGCCCGACGAACAGCTGGCCATCGACGCTATGATTGCCTCGATCACCGACGCCGCCTTACAGGGACAAGCAGACGCCATCCTGGCCGGGCTGCTCAAACAGATTACCGAGGGCGCGGACTACACCGAGGTAATGGCTTGGCTGGCTGAGGCCGAGCCGACCATGGACAGTTCGGCCATGGAAGCCCTGCTTGGCCGGGCCTTGTTCATTGCCGAGACCTGGGGGCGGATCAATGGCGGACGAGATTGATCTGAGCTACGCCTTTGAGCTGCCGCCGGAAGAGGCTATCGCCTACTTCCAGGCCAAGGGCTATGCGATCAGCTGGAACTGGTGGGAGGTCTGGGAGCGGGCGCATGCCGCCGCCTTCACCGTGGCCAAGGCGATGCGCCAGGACATCCTGGAGGATATCCGGACAGCGGTTGACGCCGCCCTGATTGAGGGCAAGCCCTACCGCCAGTTCGCCAGCGAGCTGACCCCGCTCCTTAAAAGCAAGGGCTGGTGGGGGAAGGTACAGACCGAGGACGGCGAGATCGCCCAGCTGGGCAGCCTATGGCGGCTGCGGACCATCTACACGGTCAATTTGCAGACCGCCTACATGGCCGGCCGCTATGCGACTCAGATGGAGCTGACCGAGGAGCGGCCCTACTGGATGTACACGGCGGTGATGGATGGCCGCACCCGGCCGGGCCACGCCGCCCTGCACGGCCTGGTGTTCCGCTATGACGATCCCATCTGGGACAGCCTCTACCCGCCCAACGGCTGGAACTGCCGCTGTCGGGTGCGGGCGCTGTCGCTCTACAAGTTGCAGCAGCTGGGCAAGACGGTGACGAGCAGCGACGGCCTGCTCCACAACGAGGATATGCTGGTGAGCAAGAAGACCGGCGAGCTGCGGCCGGTGACGGTGTTCGAGGGCGAAGTCCAGGGCCGATCTGTCCGCATGGCGCCGGATGTTGGCTGGAGCAGCAACGCGGCGCAGGACTACCTGCAGAGGAAAGCGGCATGATCCGGTTCAGCCTGCGCATCGAAGATGATGAAGTGTACCGTACCCTGGACCGGGTGCTGGCCCTGGTCAACGATCCCCAGCAGGTGATGCGAGGCGTTGCCGGGATCATGGCCGATGCGGCCGAGGATCAGTTCGAGGCTGAAGGAAAGCCCGCCTGGCAGGAACTGGCAACGGCCACGATTGCCAGGCGCACCAAACAGGGAACCTGGCCAGGCAAGATCCTGCAAGTGTCCGGCGCAGGGTTAGCGGCAAGCGTAACCACGGCCACCACCAAGACCAGCGCCGCCATCGGCAGCAACAAGGTCTATGCAGCCATCCAGCAACTGGGCGGCAAGGCAGGCCGGGGCCATAAGGTGACCATCCCAGCGCGGCACTACCTGGTGTTCGCTGAGGGCGAGCGGGACGAGTCCCTGGATCTGCTCGCCGGCCATGTGCAGCGGGCTTTGCGGGTCTGAACGGACAGGGGCCGGAAAAGGGGACAGATTTTAAGCGCCGGGCGTCAGGGTTCATGACCCGTGCAGGACCCCGGCAATCAAATACAGGCAATTTTAAAGATGTTTTAAACGGGGTTTCGGCAGAGGAGCGCCATGAACAAGAAAACAGCAGCGAATCAGGACGGAATCGAGCGGATCATCCTGCCGGTGGCCCTCAATTTCCAGGTGGGGGAGTCGGGGTTGCCGGAGCGCATCGATCTGGTTCCGGCCGGCAAGCGCATTGTGGGGTGGGACGGCAGGGCATGGAACAATCCTGATCCGCAGGCCATCGTGGACCGGGTGAATTCCAAGGGGATTGACCTTGTTCTCGACTTTGTCCATGCCACGCAACTGAAGGCGTCCAACGGTGAACATGCCCCTGCCGCCGCCTGGTTGTCTGACCTCAAAGTTGAATCGGACGGAAGAATTACGGCAGCGGTGAACTCCTGGACACCTGAAGGAGAAAAGGCGGTACGGAACCGCGAGTACAGATATGTCAGCCCGGCATTGCTGTATGACCCGAGGACGATGGTCGTCCGCGACATTGTCAGCGCCGGGCTGACCAACACCCCAAACCTGCCTTTATCGGCACTCAATCAAATGGAGGAGCACACTATGGATCCCCTGCTCAAGAAGATCCTGGCTAAACTCGGCCTGTCCGAGGACGTCACCGAAGAGACCGCGTTGAACGCAATCGGCAAGCTGCAGATCGATCTGCAGACCGCCCTCAACAGCGCCCAGACCCCGCCCTTGGACAAGTTTGTTCCCAAGGCCGACTACGAACTGGCGCTCAACCGCGCCGCCACCGCCGAGGCAAAGATCAGCCAGGGCGAAAAGGACAAGCTGGAGGGCGAGATTGAGACGGCCATCAACCAGGCGCTGACCGAGGGCAAGATTGCCCCGGCGAGTAAGGAGTTCTATGTGGCCACCTGCCGAGCCGAAGGCGGCTTGGAGCAGTTCAAGAAGTTCATTGCCTCGGCGCCGCAGATCGTGGCTGATTCCGGTCTGGGAGGCAAGAAGCCCGATGGCGCGCGCACCGCCATCAATGCCCAGGAGAATGAGATCATCGCCAAGATGGGCATCACGGAAGAGGAATATCTGAAGACAGCTGTTTAGCGGGTAGCCGTTTAGCGGTTGAGCGAACAACCTAAACACCTACAGACTAAACAACCTAAAGAGGAGACACACTCATGGCAGCACTCACTGCAGACAGAGACACCAAGGAGCGTAGCGGCAACAAACTCGTGCTGGCGGTTGCCGCGTCGGTCACCATCTATGCCGGGGCACTGGTCGCCCGCGACGCCAACGGCCGCGCCACACCTGGCGCCACCGCCACCACTCTGCGCGGTGTTGGCCGGGCTTGCGAGAAGGTCACCAATGGCAGCGCCGCCGGTGCAGTCAGTGTGGAGATCGACAAGGGCATCTTCCGCTTCGGCAACTCCACATCAACCGATGCCATCACCACCGCCAACATCGGCGCCGATTGCTACATCGTCGACGATCAGACCGTGGCCCTGACCAGCGGCAGCTCAACGCGGTCAGTGGCCGGCAAGATCCACGATGTCGATACCAGCGGCGTCTGGGTCGATATGCGCTGATTGCCCACCCAACACTGATATTTAAGGAGACATCCCATGATCATCAATGCAGACAATATGGCCATTGCCAACCGTGGCTTCAAGGCCTCTTTCCAGCGTGGCTTTGCCGGCGTGCAGCCCACCTACGGAAAAATCGCCACCACCGTGCCATCGTCCACCTCTATCGAGGATTACGGTTGGCTGGGGTCCATCCCCGGCATGCGTGAGTGGGTAGGGGATCGCACCATCCACAACCTCAGCCAATCCAGCTACACCATCAAAAACAAAAAGTTCGAACTGACCGTGGCTGTGGAGCGAGACAAGTTCGACGATGACCAGTACGGCATCTATACACCGATGATGGAGTCTCTTGGCTACGAGGCCTCGGTGCATCCGGATTCGCTGGTCTATGCCCTGCTGGCCGCCGGCTTCGCCACCCCCTGCTACGACGGCCAGTACTTTTTCGATACCGATCACCCGGTGCTCGATGCCGCAGGCGCGGCCACCTCGGTGAGCAATTACCAGTCCGGCGCCGGAAACCCCTGGTATCTGCTCGATACCAAGCGGCCGCTGAAACCGATCATCTTCCAAGATCGCAAGGCGCCCAACTTCGTTATGCTCAACCAAGAGAAGGATCAGAACGTGTTCATGCAGAGCCGATTTGTCTACGGGGTCGACTGCCGCCGCAACGTGGGCTTTGGTTTCTGGCAGATGGCCTACGGCTCCAAGGCCACCCTCGACGCTACCAACTTCGAGGCAGCTGTGGCCGCCATGGGCGCCTTCAGAAAGGATTATGGCGATCCACTGGGCATCAGTCCCAACCTGCTGGTGGTGGGGCCATCCAACTCGGCTGCTGCTAAGAAAATTGTTGCGGCCGAGTTTTTGGCCAGCGGCGCCAGCAACACCAACTACAAGGCCACTGACCTGCTGGTCGTGCCCTGGCTGGTCTAATCAGGCGGGAGCCGTAACCATTGAACCGTAGGGTGGGCCACCGGCCCACCTGCTGAAAGGAGTCGTTCCATGATCATCATCACCAGCAAAAAAGAGGGCTTCCGCCGTTGCGGCGTGGCCCATCCAGCCTCCCCAACCGACTATCCGGACGGATTCTTTACGCCCGAGCAGATTAAAGCCTTGCACGAAGAGCCGATGCTCGTGGTGCTGGAGGCAGAAGAGGCAGAGGCGGAGCTGACCAACAAACCCTCGTCGGCGGCAGACGTGATCGCTTTGGTCAAGCAGGCCGGCAATGAAGGGCTGGATCAGCTGCTAGCCGAGGGCGAAACCCGCAAACAAGTGCTCGACGCCATCGAAGCCCGGCGCAAGGAGCTGGCGTAAGCCATGGCCTACAGCGACCTGACCACACTGCAGCAGCGGATGCCGGAGCAAGTAATCATTGACCTGACGGACGATCAGCATACCGGCCTGGTCAACGAAGACCCGGTCGACCGGGCCATCGCTGACGCCGACACCGAGATTGACAGCTACCTGGCCGGTCGCTACCCGGTGCCGGTGGACCCGGCGTCGGCGCTGCTGCAGCGGTTGTCGCTGGATCTCTCGGTAGAGATTTTGTATGGCCGGCGTCCGGATCTGGACATGCCTGAGGCGGTGAAGACGGCGGCCAAGAATGCCCGTGCGCTCCTGGCCCGGATCGCGGCCAAAGATGCCCACCTCCCCGGCGTGGCCGAGGCGGACACCAGCGGCACATCCAGTTCCGGAGCCATGTTCATCGGCAATGAGCGGTTGTTCACCCGCGATTCGTTAAAGGGGATGTGATGAGCCTTTTAACCGTGCGGACAGCTATGGTCGACCAACTGCAAACCGTGGCCGGGGTGCGGACGGTGGAGCCGTTCGCCGGCGACCTGGATGCCCTGTTCCGCGACACCTCGCCCCGGCCGGCCCTGCATGTGCTCTATGCCGGCACAGGCTTCGGCGAACAGGAGACCCTGGGCGCGGCTGTGCAGCCGGTTCCCACCCGGCAGATCTGGACGGTGCTGATCGCGGTCTCGGGCAGGAACGTTGCCGGCGCCAACCAGGAAGCCCTGGAACTGATCGACGCGGTTCAGGCGGCCTTGACCGGTCTGGTGATCGGCAATGACCACCTGTGGCCGCAGGCGGTTGAGTTTCTCAAAAGCAAGAACGGCGTGCTGGTCTACGGCGCCGACTTCTATCTCGATACGGAGGATTAAATCATGGCACAGGCCAAAGGCTCGCGCAGCCAGGTCACCATCCAGCAAGAAACCACCTACGGCACGCCTCCCGGCGCCCCGAACGTGCAGTTGCTCTATTACTCTTCCTGCTCGTTGGCGCTAAGCCGTGGCCAGGAGCAAGACGACACCCTGCGCGGCAACCGCAACCCCACCAAGGCCATGCGCGGAGCCGACGACGTCAGCGGCGACCTGGTCGCCACCATGCAGGCCTATAACGGCCTGCTGCTTCTGGGGCTGCTGGGCGAAGTGACCACCAGCGGCAGCACGGCGCCCTACACCCATCTGTTCACCGTGGGCGACGAGTTGCCCTCGTTTCTGATTGAGAAGGGCTTCCTCGACATCAACCAGTACTTCGGCTACCTCGGCTGCAAGGTGGGCTCGATGAAGGTGAGCTTTACCCCGTCCGGGGCGCAGAAGATGACGTTTACCATCATGGGCGCCCAAGAGACGACGTCTTCCGCCGCCTTTGACGCTTCGCCTACGGATCTCACCTACGCGCCGTTTGACGGCTTTGCCCTGGCCACGATTGAGGAAGGCGGGGAAGCCATTGCCGACGTCACCAGCGTGGACCTGGAGATCAGTAACGATCTCGACGGCGATCAGTATTTGCTCGGTGGGCAGGGCAAGCGCGCCGACATTCCCGAGGGAACAGTGGCAGTGACCGGCACGCTCAAGGCCCGGTTCACCAGCCTGGCGCTGTACACCAAGGCGATCAACGACACCGAGTCGAGCCTGAAGCTGATCTTCAAACGCGGCTCGGGAATAGGGACCCTGGGCAACGAGAGCCTGGAGTTTCTGATCCCGGAGCTGACCTTCACCCCCAAGGCGCCGCCGATCAGCGGCCCCAAGGGCATTGTCGTGGAGCTGCCTTTTGTTGGCTACTACGGCAACGATGCGGGCGCCAGCGCCCTGCAGATCACCCTCAAAAGCCCCACCGCCACCATCGAATAAGCCATGGCTACCAACACCATCTACACCATCAACGACAAGACCTACACCCAGCGCACCCTGGTGCTGGGGCAGATCAAACAGCTGACCGAGGCCCTGCAGGGAGTGAACATCCCGGCCGGAGCCGGGGTGGGCCAGGTGGCCGGGCTGATCGGCGACAACCTGGCCCGCTGCGCGGCGGTGATTCTCCAGCCCGAGGGCGTGGCCCATAAAGACAAGGATCTGGAAGCTCTGGAAATCGAGTTCGCCGAGCATCTGGACATTGTCACGGCGGACAAGGTGATTGACGATTTTTTCGTCTTAACCCCGGCGGCGATCATCGCGAGACTCCTGGGCAGGCTGCGGGGAATGTTCGTGATGACGCGGATCGGGGCGGCTGGATCGACGACACCGTCCTGCTCCTTGCCGGAGGCGACATCACCCGGCGAGACGCCATCCTCTGGGGCTACACCGTAAGCGATGTCCGGCCCTATGTGCGTTACAAGCGCCGCGACCTGTTGTTCCGGGAAGCGGTGCTCCATTTTCTGGGCTGCGCGGACAAGCCCGATCCCCACGAGGCCTACTGCCAGGTCTGCCGCGACCTGGGCGAAGACGACTGCGCCAACTGCGACCGGGGTTCCATCAGAGTGCTGAACCATGAGTGACAAGGACATGAAGCTGCGCCTCATTGTTGAGGCAAAAAATGAAGCCGGGGCCGAACTGGAGCGGCTGCATCAACAGGCCAGGCGTTCCGGCTCGGCGGTGGCCGAAGCCTACCAGCAGGCCTTTGCCCTGATCGGCGCTTCGACCGCCGACGTCTACGGCCAGATGCGGCTGCAGTACGGCGCGGACGCGGCCGAGTTTGCCCAGCTGACCGGCGACAAAGAAACCGCCTATGCGCTCTACGCCAAGCGCCTGGTCGAGCTGGACCGCAGCGCCGCCGCCTCCCATCGCACCCTGGCCGCCGCAGCCGCCGAGGCCTTTGGTTCCGGCATCCGCGCCCAAGCCGATGATTTTGCCCGCAGCCTGGTGGGCGTCTCTTCGGCCGCCAAGACCACCGAAGGCGTGCTTGGCCCTTTGGACAAAGAGCTGGATGAACTGCGCCAGGCCACCGGCCTGAGCAGTGAGGCGTTTGCTGATCTTCAAGCCCGGTTTGCCCAGACCACCGCCGAGAAGGCCCAGGAGAACTCGCTGCTGTCCATTGCCAAGGCTGCGGTGCTCAGCCGGGCCGAGATCCAGCAGCTGGGCCAGGCCATGGGCATGAACGCCGGCCAGATCGACCGGGTGACCACGGCGGCCCACGGCGCGGCCCCGGCGCTGAACACCCTGGTCTCGTTGTCACAATCAGCCCAGAACGGACTCAGCAAGACGGCCGAGGCCTCGGTTGCCGGTCTGGCCCAGGATCTGACCGCGCTCTCCCAGGGCGGCCGGATTGCACAAACTTCCCTGGACGGGCTGGGCACGGAGTTGGACGAGTTGCGCCGGCACTCCCAGTTGACCGACGCCCAGTTCGCCGCCCTCCAGGCCAAGTTCCAGCAGACCTCGGCGGAGAAGATGCAGGAACAGGCCCTGCGCAACCTGGCCGCTTCCTGCAACCTGACCGAACAGGAGATCCGCGAGCTTGGCAACCAGTTCGGTCTGAGCCGCGCCCAGATCGAGAGCGTGGTCGGTTCCACCAAGAAGGCAGAGACCTCGTTTCTGTCGCTGGGCACGGTGGCCAGGGGCGCGCTGGCTTATCTCAGCCTGCAGACCCTGATCAGTTTTGGCCGGGGCGTGCTCGACGTCACCGTGCAGATCGATTCCCTGCACCGCTCCCTGGTGGCCATCTACGGCAGCCAGAGCGCGGCCGCAGCCCAGATGGAGTTTCTCCGCCAGACGGCGGACCGCACCGGCCAGAACGTCTACCAACTGGTGGACTCCTACAAGACGCTTTCAGCCTCAACCCAGGGAACCATCCTGGAAGGCGAGGCCACCAGGAAGATCTTCACGGCCATATCCGAGGCCGGCGCTGTGCTCGGCATGTCCAACGAGCGGATCAAGCTGTCGTTCATGGCCATCTCGCAGATGGCTTCCAAGGGCACGGTCAACATGGAGGATCTGCGCCAGCAGCTGGGTGAGAGTCTGCCCGGCGCGCTGCGGCTCTTTGCCGAGGGCATGGGCAAGTCCACCGAAGAGTTCATCGCCATGGTGGAAAAGGGCGAGGTGCTCTCGGCCGACCTGATCAAACTGGCAAGCGCCATCCATGCAACCTATGGCGAAGCGGCTGAGACCGCAGGGCTGGAGAGCGCCCAGGGCGCAATCAACAAGATGTCCGAGGCCTGGACCGATCTGAAGGCGAACCTGATCGAGTCCGACACCGCCGTCGCCGGCATCAATGCGGTGACCGCCGCGTTGAAAGGACTGAGCGCCCTTCTCGCAACTGACATGAATGTCGATGTTGGGATTCCGGCGTTCCAAACGTCCCTGGACAACATCACCGCCAAAGAGTTGCAGGCCAAGCGGGTTGTTTACCTCAACAGGGAGATAGCGGCCTCCGAGGCTGAAATATCCAGGATTCAGGGCAATCGAGGCGCGGCCGGATATTCGGACGCGCAGCAACAGGCGATTGCCAAGCTGAATGCCTCCCTGCATGAGCAGCAGACAGAGCTGCAGTCGCTGGAGAAGGTCAAACGTGAGGCCATCAGCTCGCCGTATGTTACCGGCGAGGCCGCCGGCAAGATCGACATCGTGACCGCAGCCCTTGGCCGCCAGGACTTTGTCATGCAGGGTGTGCAAACCCAGTCGGAGAGCACCATGCGCATCACCGAAAAGATGCGCCAGGAGACGCTCAAGTACATCGAGACCCAGGAGCAGGCGCTGAAGCGAGAGCGGGACGCTGCCATGGCCGGGGCAAAGACTGTGGAAGAGCGGGGTCTGATCGATAAAAAGTACCAGGAAGAACTGACCCAACTCCACGAGCGCGAAGGCAAGGCAGCCGAATCGGCCGCGAAAAAGGCGGCCAAGGCGGCCGAGCAGCAGCAAAAGGAATACCAGTCCATCCTTGATCGATTGCTCCCGCTCGAGGTTGCCCAGCGTGAGTACAATGAGGGGCTGGCCGCTCTCATCAAGATGGATCCGACGCAGAGCACCGAGAGCTACCAGATTGCCCTGGCCAATCTCAATCATGAATACCAGGCTGCCGCCGAATCGGCCAACCGCTATGCCAAAGAGGCTGAAGAAGCCAAAAAGGCCATGGAAGAGGCCCAACGCGCAGCGGCCGAAAGCGAGTTGACACGGCAGGGCACGGATATCGAGATCGCCCTTGCCCAGGGGCAGTTCACCGAAAATGAGGCGTTACCCTTCCAGATCGACTTGTTGGAGCAACGGCTGCGGCTGCAGCAAGAACTCCTGGCCGACATGGAGAAGAGCACGCCCCAGGAGATCACCGCGTGGAACTCGCAGGCCGAGGCCATCGCTCGGACCACTTTGGAGCTGGCCGAATATCAGCAGCGGTTGCGGCTGCTGGATCCGATGGAAGCCTTCCGGCAGGGCCTGAATGATTATCGCCTGGAGGTTGACCAGGAGGCCCTTGATTTCTACCGCAACCTGTTGCCGGACGCCATTGATGAATCCAGCAGCGCCCTGGCGGAGTTTGTCCGCGACGTGGCCCAGGGCAACGCCACTCTTGCCGAGGCCTGGGAGGCTCTGGGGGAGTCGATTGAAAACGTGGTGTTCGACATCCTGGAAGATCTGACCGCGATGTACCTCAAAATGTCGATCATGGGGTTGCTTGGCGGGGCGGGATTGGGCGGGATCAACCTGACCACCGCCGGGAGCACTACCAGCGAACAGTTCTCCCTCGACTCCATCTTCGGCAGCGTGTCCGGACATCACTCCGGCGGCGTGCCGGGCGTGGATGCGCCGACCTTCACGCGCATCGTGCCGCTCTCGACGTTCATGGCCGCACCCCGGTTCCACACCGGGTTGAAGGGCAACGAGTTCCCGGCGATCCTTGAAGACGGGGAATCGGTGCTGACCGAGGGCCAGATGGCGACCATCGGCAAGGGGTTGAGCGCCAAGAGCCAAGCGCCGCAATTCAACATGACCATTGTCGAGGCCCCCGGCGTCAAGGCGGAGACCGAGACCAGCGCCAATGACGACGGTTCGTTCAAGGTGCTGGTGCGGATGGTCGAGAGCGAGGTGTCGCAACGCATGGCCAAGGGCCAGGGCCTGCACAAAACCATGGGCAGTCTTTACGGTGCCCGGAGGAAGTTTTGATGCAAGCCTGGCTCTCAACATTGCCGCAGACGCCCTACCACCAGTTTGAGGGGGCGCAGGTTGCCGGCTTGAACGACCCCGAGTCCACGCTCTTCCCGGTGCGGACCCGGACTTACCCGGAACACACCGAGACGTTCACCTTTCGGCGGTTGACCGTGGCGCAGTTCCAGGCTTTCCGCGCCTGGTGGGATGTGACGCTGAACCAGTGCGCTCCATTCTCAGCGCCGTGGCTGGCGGCGGCGGGCTACAGCCACCATTTCTGCCGGTTTGACGCCGAGTCGCCCTGGGAGGCAACTGTGAACGGGTTACGGGTTGACCTGACCATTCGGGTTGAGATTATCGCCGGCGTGCCGCTTGACGGCGGCGTGATCGCTTACTGGATCCCGGACGGGGAAGACTGATGGCTGTTGCCTGGCCCGTAACCTTACCCGCTCCGCTGCGTGCCGGGCTGACCGTTACACCTAATTCGGATGTGAAGGCGCGGATCACCCAGTCCGGCCGCAAGGAACTGCGCCGGTGGGGCAAGGGAGGCGGCGATACCCTGACCTGCACCCTGCGGCTGTGGAACAATCACCCGGCCCATGGCGATCAGGTGGCCAAGTTCAAGCGGTACTGGTCCCGCGACCTGAACATGGGGCTCAACTGGATTAACGCCGACTGGCTGGAGACCGGTCTGGGGTATAGCGCCTGTTATCTGCGGATCATCGGCTACAGCCAGCGCCGGGCCGTGGGCACGCTCTACAGCGATTACGCGGTGAGCTTCACCATCCAGACCATGGCGGCGGTATGGACGGAGACCGAATGGCCAAGTGGTAGCACCGTCGAAGGCCCTTATGATTTCAGCACTGCCGCCGTGTGGGTGGTGGCGGATTTACCGTATTCCGGCTGCTCCCTCAAGTTGACCACTACTCCCCGCTGGCCGGCACGCAACATTACAGCGGCGCAATTGAAAGTGACCGCGAGCGGGACAAGCTCAACCGGCTTCTCTTATCCGACAGTTTGTCAAACCTCCATTCCGCCGTATGTGGAGATCAAGAGGAAGTCAGGCACAAGTCACAACAATTATTCAACGCAGATTGTATATGACACTGCTTCAGTCAGCCCAGTAACCGACATTGGCGACAAAGCGGTTCACATGTATGTAACCGCGCCCGTCTACACGGATTCTTCCTATTACGCAGCTTGTCTTTTTGCGGGTTCGTTGAGATCATTAGGCGTTTTGATCTATGCTGATCGGTTTGATTTCCGCCTTTTTGACAATTCCGCATCGGCCAGTATCCCGCGAACGTCACTGCAAACGCATGGTGGGATCTCCAATCTATTCATCATCTCCATTTTGTACCGGCACGCAGATCAAGCGGTCAAAGCGTTTGTCGAGGGGATTGAGGTGTATTCAGGGACAACCCAGTATGCCATATCCATGATGGGATCGATATACGGTCCGCAATTCAACGCCTATTCCCATTCTTTACATGGAGTCATCGTTGAGAACGCCTATGACGAGCGTTCTGTTCAAGCGGCCATCAATTTTTTCAGCACGCTGTAAGGAGCATCCATGTTGTATGCGCAATTTAACCAGGCAACGTTCCAGATGATCGGCAGTCCGCAGAACCTCCCGGCCCGGTGGACCACAGCGGACGGAGCAACGATCAGCGGGTTTAACGCCTTGCCCCAGGCGGCCCTCTTCGCCTTGGGCTGGGCGCCGGTGGCGTATGAAGAGTTGCCGTGCAGCGAGGCCTATTATTACAGCGTCGCCGCCGCCTGGGATGCGGAAAACAAGCAATTCCTTTATGCGGCCATCGCCCGCGACCTGGCCGTGGTGCTTGCAAGTGCGGAACTGGCCATTGACGATGCAGCCAGTGATGCCTGTGCCCGATACGCCTCGACCGGGGCGTGCCAGGATATGCGCTACCTCAAAAAATACGAGTGCGCCGTGGCGTACCTGGCCACGCTTGCCGCCGCCGGCGAGACGCCAGGCTCCACCGTCTGCTTTGTCACCGCCGAGGCCGAGGCCTGCGGGGTGTCGGCTTTGGAGAAGGCCCAGGAGATCGTGGCGGTGCATGATCAGTGGACCGCCCTGGCGGTGCAGATCGAGGCCCTGCGGATCGGCGGTAAGGTGAAGTGCAAAGCATGTACCGACGCCGAGTCGCTGCTGGCCCAGCGGGACCAGACCGTTGCCGCCCTGGGGGCGCTGTAATGCCAACTCCGATGGACTTCACCACGGCGTATGCCGAGGCGGTGATGGCGGCGGACGGCGGGGTGACGCATTACGATTGCCTGGTGATCACCAGTTCGATGAGCGTGGATGTCACCCGGATTGTTCACAGCGAGTCGTCGCTCACCACGCCTCAAGGCGTCTACCTGGCCTGCCCGTTTGACATCCGCCCGCCAGAGACCGAGGGCGAGGTGGTCGGCTCTATGGAAATATCAGTGGCGTTTCTTCCCAAGGCGGCCCGGCAATGGCTCGTTCAGCAAAGCGAGGCTGGGGCGCAGATTTCGCTCAACTGGCTGCAATACCTTGGCCCCGGCCTCAACCCGGATTTTGAGTGCCGGGCGCCGCTCTATGTAACCAAGGTTGACCGGATCGCCGGCGGCGGCGCAGTGATGACCGCCACCTTGCCCGATCTGGTCAACACCCCGTTCTGCCGCCGGCTGATGACCAAAAGCGAGTTGCCGGGCATGGTGGTGTGATGGCCCATTGGTGCGAGCAATACATCGGCCAAGCCTGGACGCCGGAGTGTGATTGCTTCGGCTGGTTCCGCCTGTGGCGGGAGCGACACTTTGCCGACCTGGTGCCGGATATGGACGTCAATGACCGGCACTTGCCCCATGTCGCCATGGGCCTGATGACGGCGGAGAATGGCCAGAAGATGGGCTGGAAGTCGACCAGCACGCCGGTTGAAGGCGACGCGGTGCTGCTCTCCAGGGGCGAGCGGCCCCACCATATCGGCATGGTGGTGTTTTTCGGCTGCCAGATGCGCGTTTTGCACGCCCTGGAGGGCGGACGGGTGACGCGCTCCACCAACATCGATCTGCTCGTCAACGGCTGGAAAAACAAGGGGTACTGGACGCCATGCAAGTGACCCATTGCTTCAACCCGCTGTCGACCGACCATGATCTGCTGGCCCTGCCGGACCCTGGCGAGCGTTTGAGCCCGAACGAGATCATTGCCAGCAACGCCCTGGCGTTCTCCCGGCCGGTGATCTGCATTGTCAACGGCGACATCTGGGGCCGTGCCGATTGGAACCACCCGGTGCCGGAAAAGGGGCTTGTCCGGTTCGTGGAGTTGCCCAGGGGCGGCAACCTGGGCAAGATTTTAGGCACAATCGCTGTGGTCGCCCTGTCGATCTACACCTCGGGCGCAGTGGCGGCGGCGTATGGCGCGGCCTGGGGCGCAGCCGCCGGGCTGGCGGTGAACATCGTCGGCGGCCTGCTGATCTCCCTGCTGTTCCCGGCCGTCACCGCGACCAGCGACACCCGCACCACGTATAGCTTGGAGGGGACCAACCAACTCCGCGTGGGCGAGCCCTTTGCCGAACGCTTTGGTCGCACCCCGTTTTACCCCGACCTCGCCCAGGTGGCTTATGTGAAACGGGGCGAGAAGGTCGGCAACTATGATTATCCGCAACGTCTGTACTCCCTGATGATCCTGGGGCAAGGCGAGTTTGACGTCGAGGGTGTCTTTATCGATGAGACCCCAATCGCCGACTACGACGACGTTGCCTACAACATCATTGAGCCTGGGGAGTGCCCGACCATCGTCACCAACGTAGTGTATGTTCCCTCTGAGGTGAACAACCAGGAACTCGACAACGACGACTGGTGCACCTTCATCGTCAACCCGCGCGGGACCACGATTACCGCCATCGAGTACGAGGTCGCCTTTCCTTCCGGATTGATCGGGCACATCAGCTCCATCACCCAGTGCCGCACCGTTGACGACAACGGCGCCGCAACCTCTGGATGGGTTGCGCTGCATACCTTCCATTTTGGCGAGCACGCCACCACGTTCTCGTGGGGGCGGAACTTCACGGTTGCGGTTCCGCTGGGTGCGGGCAGGTATGAGTTTCGGATACGCCGTCAGGACGGCGAGACCACCGACCTCGACAACGTGGAGAAAGGCTATCTCGGGGCCTTGCGCGGGATCGGCGGCGCACATCCGCCGGCGGTCAACTGCACCATGCTCGAGGTCAAGATCAAGGCGTCGAAGCAGCTCAACGGCGAGGTGGCCAACAGGATCAATGTGGTTGCCACGCGAAAACTTTACCCGGTGACTGCCGCTGGCTTTGGCGCGACCAAGGTTGCAACCCGGTCGATCATCGACGCGGTGGCCTATATGGTTACCTCCAGCAACGGCGGCCGCCAGGCCAGTTCCATTCTGGTGTGGGATGAACTGTACTCGTTGCGTGTTCTATTCGAGACAGAGGGCTATCATTTTGACTGGGGCTTCTCGTCCCGGCTTTCGGTGATGGATGCTTGCGCCACAGCGGCCCGTTGCGGCATGGCCTTGCCCTACACCCCTGGCGGCTTGTTCTGTCTGGCCGCCGACAGGTTGCGCAGCGGGGTGTCCGACGTGTTTTCCGGCTCAAGCGGCATTGACGAGGGGACGTTGAAAATCTCCCACGCCTTCAAGACCCCGGCGTCCTACGACTTTGTGCGCGTCAAGTACATCGACGCGGCAACCTGGACCGAGGACACCGTAGATTGCGGCAGCGGCGACAACCCCTATGAGATCACCCTGGAGGGTTGCATGGACCGGACCCATGCCTGGAAAGTGGGGATCAGGATGCGCAACGAACTCGCCCTGACCACCACCAGCGTTGAATGGACCACCGGCCTGCAAGGTTATCTGCCGACGCTGTTCTCCTGGGTGGCGGTTGGCGAGGACTCGGTGGACTGGGGCCAGACCGGCGTGATCGTCGCGGTGGAGCCCGGTGGAGTGCTCTGGACTTCGGAGCCGCTGGACTTTGCCGGCGAGGAAAGCGGTTGGCTGATGCTGCAGTTGCCGGCTGGAACGGCTGCTGGCCCCTATGTCGTCACCCCGACGAATATCGCTCACAAGGTGATGGCGTCGATCCCGGATGCCTTGGCAACTTTAGAGGACAACAGCGTGGCCGCGACCCCGTATTTCTTTGGCCCGGCCTCCGAAGAGGTGCATGTTGTGCGGGTGACCAGCATTGCGCCGGAAGGCCACGACAAGGTGGTTATCTCGGGCGACCTGGCGAACGCCAGCGCCTATGACCTGAGCGGGACCGTGCCGACGCCGGGAAGCGGCGTGGGCGTGGCGCCGTTGACCACCATCAGCCTGTACGCATCCGAGATCGGGGCCAGCAGTCAGACGCTGGTTGCAGGATGGTCCGGATCGGCCGACTCGTTCAAGGTGGAATACAAGGTGGGGACCGGCAGCTACGTGACCCTGCTTGACGCGACAACAGATCATAGCGCCACATTCGCCGCCGCCCTCCAGGATGTGACCTTGCGGGTCACGCCCTACGAAGACGGCGTGCTGGTCTCCTCGCATCAGCAGGTGCTCACCCTTGAGTACACGGCCGCGACCTCGTTGGCGGTTCCGGCAAACCTGGCGCTGCAATCCTTGTTGACGAGCGCGGCGGTGTTCACCTGGGGCGTGGTGTCCGGCGCCAGCGGCTACAAGCTCTATGTCGGCGCGTCGGTTGACTTCAGCCCCGAATCGTCGGGCACGCTGGTCTACTCGGGGAGCGTGCCCTATGCCACCGTGCCGTTGAACCTGACCGTGCCCTATGGCTACTACTTCAAGGTGGCGGCCACCGACGCCACGCATCAGGTCGCAAGCAGCTTGACGTTTAGCCCGGCCCTGCCGGTTGTGGCTGCAACGACCACCCTGGCCGCACCCACCGGCCTGGCCTTGCAATCAACCCTGGCCAGCGCCTTGATCATCTCGTGGGGCACGGTCGTGGGCGCTTCCGGCTACAAGGTCTATGTCGGGACTACAAGCGGGTTCAACCCGATTTCAGCCGGCACGCTGGTGTATACGGGGAGCGCGCCCTACGCCACGATCCCGCTCAACCTGACCGTGCCGTACACCTACTATTTCAAGGTGGCGGCAACCGACGCCAACCACCAGGCGGTGGGGGATTTGGTTTTCAGCGTGGCCTTGATGGTTGGCAAGGCGGCGGCGCTTGCGCCTGCTGCGCCTTCCGGCTTGACTGTTTTTGAATACATGGGGGCTAGTCTGACCAGCGGTGGGTTCATGGCCTCTTGGGAGGAGGTGTCGGGCGCGACCGGCTACAAGCTGTACAAAGGGGCGACGGCCAGCTTCAACCCGGCAACTGCCGGCACGCTGGTTTACTCGGGAACCAGCTCGATGCGGCTTTTTGAACTGGCGTCGGTTGCGACTGCGGTCTACGTGAAGGTGGCGGCCACCAACGCCGACTATCAGGACGCATCGGTGTTGAATTTTAGCGCTGCGGTGCAGGTTCCGGGCACTGGGGCATAAGGGGAGAGTATGTTTGACATGAAAACAAAGATGTTTCTGGCGGCAGCGGCGGCCCTGTTGGTCTTGGCGATATGGCTTGTGTGCAGGCCGGTATCCGGCGATCCGGTGAAAATCCAGGCTGAGTGGGAAGAACTGCAGCAACGGGCGCGGGCGCGCCCGGCAAGTTGACGACCGCAGGCTTGCCGGCGGCGCGTTGAACGAGTTGAACAAGAGGACGGGACTGGGGAGGGCTGTCACCCTCCCCGAACCATCCAACCGTGCTGAAACACGGGAGGTGATCCACAGGTTCTCCTGCTATAGCCCCGATGCACGCTGCGGACAGCGCAAGGGGGGTAGTAGCATATTGCCTGCGACAACACAAGGAGCCTTTCGTGGCAGCACTGATACCCTACTTTGGCGGCAAGAGCCGTCTGGCTAAAACCATCATCGCCCGCTTTCCGGAGCACCAATGCTATGTCGAGGTGTTTGCCGGCGCGGCCAACGTTTTCTTTGCCAAAGAGGCCAGAGGAACCGAGATCATCAACGATCTGGACCGGGATCTGATCACCCTCTACCGCACGGTCAAGCATCACCCTGAGGAGTTGCATCGCCAGTTCAAATACGTCCTGGTCTCACGCGACGAGTTCACCCGCCTGATGCAGGTCAATCCCGACACCCTCACCGACATCCAGCGGGCCGCCAGGTATCTCTATCTCCAGCGGATGTGCTTCGGCGGCCGCAGCCGGGGGCGGACCTTTGGCACATCAACTACTGGCGTGCCTCGGTTCAACCTGTTCACCCTGCAAAGACTGCTGGAGGAATCTTGGATGCGGCTGAGCCAGGTGATGATCGAATGCCTCGATTTTAGGGATCTGATCCCGCGATACGACCGGGACTACACACTGTTCTTCCTCGACCCGCCGTACTGGAAGATCAACTGCTACGAGCACAACTTCGTGGAACAGGATTTTGTCGACCTGGCCGAGGTGTTGGCTGGCATCAAGGGCCGCTTTTTGATGACCATCAACGACACGCCCGAGGTCCGGGAGATCTTCAAGCGGTTTTCAATCGAGGAGGTCGAGCTGAAGTACTCGATGAGCAAGAAGGAAGGGAGCCGGTCGCAGGTGCGGACGGAGTTGTTGATTGGCAACGAATAATGGCGCCGCAATGACCTCAATTACAATTTCGAGCTTTGCACGAGTGGCGAGAAGCGGTATGATTCCTCCTGTTCGACAGGTAATTTTACCCATACGCTTATTCGGCTGAAACCGGCTATTTCTCGCTTCAAGGGAGCAGATGATTGAATTCTGCCCTCGGCACACAAAAAGGTCAAAAATGAATCTCACAACCTGGGATGTACGATATTCGATAGGCATTGATGAGTTCGATGGGCACCATCGTCACCTCATTTTGTTACTTAACAAAATTTATGAGAGTTTCATGCACGAGGCGCCGGATATTGATCTGGCCAGAATCTTCAATGAGTTGACGGACTATACGCAGTACCATTTTCTTGCGGAAGAGGCCTTGATGCAGGATTGCCATTACCCTGATTTTGATAGCCACAAGGTCCTGCATGATCAGTTCGTCAACCGCCTCAAAGAATTACAAACGAATTTTTCCCGTTGCAACCAACGGGTTTCCTTCGAACTGCTGACCTTCTTGAACAGCTGGTTGCTCTCGCACATCCAGGATACCGATGTCAAATTCGGTAAATTCCTTGCCGCCGAGAATAATCAGCAGGCTGCTTGACCGTTTTGCCCGGCTTTGCACAATCCTTTTCTCTATGAAGGCGACCACCCGGTCGCCTTTCTTCATGGCGGAGGGCTATTCGGGCAGGTCCGGTTGGCAATTTTTCGGGAGAGAATTGAAGCGGAAACTGTGAGGAGAAGCGAGCTGGCAGGGAAATTTTTATTCGGTGCTGAAGGGGCTATAAATGCCTTGGAAACGCAGTTCAAAATCTCCCGTGAGTAGGTGCAAAAGCGGGCGCGAATTTACATCCGAAAGCTTCAGTTAAATAATTCCGATGGATACCCAGCAGGCAGCTTGATCATTAACATTGGGGCACAAAATGAAAACAGCCACTTGGCTAGATAACTAGCTAAGCGGCTGATATTTCTGGTGCGCCAGGCAGGATTCGAACCTGCGGCCCACGGCTTAGAAGGCCGAACACAGATTGCGTGTTCCTTTGGTTATTTTGCTGCGCCTTGTTTAAGGGCTTTATGAGACAGGGTAGCAATAGGGTAGCAAAGATAAAAAAAGCCACTTAGCTAAAACTTGCTAAGTGGCTGATATATATGGTGAACGAGGCGGGATTCGAACCCGCGACCTTTGGCTTCGGAGGCCCTGCCTTGATTGCTTCATATACTGTTTAATGGGATTTAATAGCGCATTATTTTGTTGTTTCATCGACACAGCAAGTTTACTATATTCCCTACACAACCTGCGCTTTTTATAGTTTTTTAACCTAGAGGGGCACAATAGGGGCACAAAAAAAACGAACCTGCAACACAGACAAGAGGCCAAGGCAGCTACCCCGGAAAATCTGTTTTTGTGCCCCCATTGTGCCCCAATTCCACAATAAAAACATAAAATACAATAACTTGCAAGACTGACAAACAGCATATGCCCTCAAAGAAATATCCTATCAAAAAACACCAAGGCGTTTTTGGGTATGATTCCGCCACCAAACGCTTTAACGGCAAACCAGATGTTTGCCTGTACGTCACCTTCAAGGTAGACGGCAAAAAGACCACTGAAAAAGTCGGGTGGATTTCCGAAGGATACACGCCTCAGCTTGCTGCTGAATTAAGGGCGAAACGGATCAGAGAAGCCCGCCATCAAGGTGAAGTCAAAACGAGCCGCGACATTCGAGCAGAACACCGCAAAGTCAATCGCGACCTGAAAGAAATCAAGGATCACTATTTCAGCAGCACCAAGGGCGGCGCCATCAAAGGCAAGACACAAGACCTTAGCCGCTGGGAGCATCACCTTGCGTTCCTGGAAGCCAAAAGCCCAAAGGAGCTTTCTCAACTCGATATTGAGCGAATCAAGCGTAACATGAAAGAAAAGGAGCTTGCTCCAGCCACTATTGACCACGCCTTGCGGTTGCTCCGGCGCGTTGTCAACCATGGCGCTGAGCATAGCCTTTGCCCCCGCCTATCGTTTAAGATTCAATTCCCCAAGGTTCACAACACCAAAACCGAGTTCCTTACTCCAGAAGAAGCCGCCCGCCTGCTCGATACCCTGAACAATTGGCCCCGGCAGGATGTGGCGCGCATGGTGAAGCTCGCCATGTTCTCCGGACTGCGCCGGGGGGAATTGTTTCGGCTCAAACAGGAGCATCTTGATTTTCACCATAGCCTGATCACCATCTCCGGCCCCAAGGGCGGCCAAGACGTTACCGTGCCCATGTCGCCGCCGGTCCGGGAGCTGCTTGAACAGCAGCTTGCCTTTTTGGATGACGAGCAGGCCCGGCGCGCCAAGCGATACCGCAACACCACCCGGAAAGCTCCGGATTGGGAAGACAACGGTTTCCTTTTCCCTGGAGTCCTTGGCGGCCAGCGGGTTGAGTGTGGAGCCGTTGACCGCATCAAAAAGGCAGCGGAACTGCCCAAGAACTTCCGCCCGTTCCACGGGCTCCGCCACCATTACGCCGTTCTCTTGGCCAGCTCCGGGGAATTCAACCTGGACCAGATCGGTCAGTTGCTTACCCACAAGAGCAGCGACATCACCCGCCGGTACGCTCATTTCCTGCCGGAAGCGCAGCAGCGGGCCGCAGATCGGGCGGCGGAGATCATCACCGCCCATACGGCTGCCGCCGGTGAGAAGGAAGAGAAGAAGGTGGCCAACCGGCGCGGAAAAAACTGAACTATGGCGAATTACGATGAAGTTTACGGCGCCACGCGAATACATCCGTAAAATTTCACCGAGACAACCGAAAGCACCGAGGAACGAACAATGCCCGAAGCCGTCAAGTATCACAAAGGAAACTTCCCGCCGGAAAAGCTGGACTGGCAACGACTCATCACCCTGATTGGTTCGGCCAACGCTGCCGTTGCACGGTATGACGGGCTGTTGGCCGCGATTCCCAACGCATCGGTATTGATGAGCCCGCTCACGACTCAGGAGGCGGTTCTTTCTTCACGGATCGAGGGCACCCAGGCCACAATGGGCGAGGTTTTGGAGTATGAAGCCAAAGGCGATTCCGGAGACCCAACTACACCGAAAGAGGCTGACATCTGGGAGGTCCTTAATTACCGGAAGGCCATGCGTGCCGCGGAGGGCATGTTGCAAGAGCTCCCCCTGTCTCAGCGGGTTATTCGCGAAGCCCACAAGGTTTTGCTTTCTGGCGTCCGGGGGCATGGCAAATCACCAGGAGAATATCGGCGCATCCCGAATTGGATTGGCCCGCATGGCTGCAGTATCGAGGAAGCTCGCTTCGTCCCTATCGGCGCGGATGCATTACCCGAGGCCATGTCTACCTGGGAGCGCTACATCCATACACCCGCCCCTGATCGATTAATTCAGCTCGCTATCCTCCATGCCGAATTCGAGGCACTGCATCCATTCCTCGACGGAAACGGACGGTTAGGGCGCATGCTTATTCCCTTGTTCATGCACCAGGCCGGCCTTATCCAGCGGCCCATGTTCTATATCAGCGCCTATCTCGAGGCCAACCGCGACACCTATTATGACAGACTGTTGGCGGTATCTCAAGATTATGACTGGACAGGCTGGTGCGTCTTCTTTCTCACCGCCGTTCAACAGCAGGCGGAAGAAAATCTGAAAAAGGCTGGGGCCATCCTGGATCTGTACAACCGAATGAAAACCGGATTTGTTGAGCTGACCCATTCCCAGTATGCCATTCATGCCCTGGACTGGATATTTGAGCGGCCCATTTTCAAAAGCTCTGATTTTGTCAACACCTCAGCAATCCCAAAGCCAACGGCCCAGAGGATACTGAACGTGTTAAAAGCCAATGATGTATTGCGGACCATGACAGAGAGCAGTGGCAGCAGGGCAGCGGTGTTGGCATACCATGCGCTCTTGAATATTGCCGAAGGCCGAGAGGTTTTTTGAAGCTCACAGATGCAACACAAAACAGTTTGATGTTTATGAAATTGAAAATATGAGTCACAAATAATTTTGTGCATATTGGGTGAGGCACAAACGGAAAAGGCGGCCAGGCAAGCATCATGCACTCCGCAGCAGCAAACAGCATGGCAACACCGCCCACACATCGGCGGCTGGGGAAAAAGAAGGGAATAATGGTACGCTAGAGCACGAAGGATGAATGCTAGGGACTGACGGCGAATTGTGCCAAATATCCGACTGCAACCATATGATTTGCCACAATTCACTTTACGGGTGTGCAAATGCGTAAAATAAACAACCAGCAGGAACCAGACCATGCTTGAAGAATCGTTCACTCATTGCGTCAAGTGCGGCACTGAGAAGAACGAAGGGGCAGAGTGCCTTAACTGCGGGGTTATTTACGAAAAAGCGGAGCGTGTTGTTCTGCAGGAAAAAAAAGAGCAAGAAAAACAGCAAGCATGGGATGAGGAAGGAAAACGCCAAAGGGTCAACCGAAGGCCACCGGTTATTGCCTTTGATTATGAAGATGCTCGTGAAAACAAATCATCGAGGCAGATCAAGAACCCAATTCGATTTTTATATGCTCAGCTCTGGTACATCAACGGGTTTTGCCTGACAAGACAAGAGGCAAGGACCTTTCGATTTGATCGCATCCAAGGAGGCATTGTTGATGCCGAAACCGGTGAAGCCATCTCCATGGACCGTATCATGGAGGTTGATCCGCCTGACAATTTGTCTGACGATCCAAGGGAAGAAAACACATCGTCAAAGCTCATCAGTTGCCCAACCTGTAAAAAACCAATCTCTAGAAATGCAGAGAACTGCCCTCTTTGCGGAGAACGAATTAAAAAAGAGAATCCTTTACGCAAATCTGCAAATAATTCACCGAGAAAACCGCTTGGGTGCATGGGGTGGGCCTTTATTCTTTTCTTCACCATTTACCTGCTCGGTAAATGCGATCACGACAACGGGCAAAAGACACCAATTCCACCAACGCCACAAGAGCGACTCACACCACAACCAGAGCCTCAACGCCCTGCACCACTTCAGCGCCCTGCACCAAACAAGCAGGAAACGCACACCCCGAGAACAATCGATTTTCCCAGCGCTTTCGTAATAGCACTGAACGGGTTGTACGGAAACGTGTGCCATGCAGAGTTGAGCGGTTTTTTCAGCAAGACCCTGAAAATAGACTGGACGAACAACACTAAAAAGATCCACGCCATCAAAGTTATTGCCGAGGTGGGCGGTTCGAAAAACAAACTGTACGAAGACGGAGTTCGATATTTTCAATTCCCCAACGATGCGGGAACCTACAACCTTATTGACTGGAAAACAGGGGAAATGAATTCGATTCCCGATAGGGCTGTGTATTATTTTAAGGATTGATGAGCATTACCGTGCGTTTCCGTAGAACTGAGCAGAGGAGAGAATGATGCATTCAGAATTCAAGCCCGGACAATTTGATGAAGTTTTTCAGTTTATCACCGAGACATCGAGTTTCGATCACGCCGGATTTTCAAATTTTATGGATGATCTCGACCGATACCACCCGACATTCCAGCAATGGGCGTTCAAGGCTGTTTGCCAGGTACATGCGTTTGAAAAAATGTACCTCTACATGCAGAGTGCACAAAGAACACCTGCCGTCAGCTATGATTTTCAACGATTTTTACAATTTGTTTTCGAGACATACGGATTCGACCAAGAGGGGATTGAAGCCTTTAGGAAATCTCTCACCCAGGTAAAGCCTTATCAAGAATGGCTTGCGAACAAAACGGGCAAGAAGAGGGTGAAAAAGAGACAGACCAGGAAAAATCCAGTCATCACCGGCCATCTGCGTCTTGTGAAATGAAATCTTGACAGACTTCAAGCACGGCCGGTGGAGCTGATCACTCCGCCGAAAAGACGCTTCTTCCCCAGTGTCCGCCGTGCTTGTTTTTTTAATGGGGAAAACTAAAGGGGAATATTAATGAACACGCAGCAGATCCGAGCGGAAGCGTCCGATATGCTAGACCAGATATACATCGCACACAACATATTGACGCAATATATAACAGATAAAAAAGCGTGTAATTTATCAGAAGATGAAACAAACATAATGTTTTGTGAAAAATTCATCTCAATGCAGGATTTTAGAAATGAAATAAGTGATAATTCGGAACTTTTTTTAGTAAAAATAACATGTCCAATAATAATTGGAATGTTACAGCCTGGACCAGAAAAAGAACCACCCGCCCCTTTCGACGTTACATATATAGAGTTTGGCCTCACCTTGTTTGCTTCATATTATCAAAAAATGAAAATAATGGAAAAAATCATATCACAAGAAAAATTTAATAATTTTTTAAAAATTAACAGTTACGCGCACAGGTTAATATCATTTTTAAAAATACTTAAATTCAGCGGCAAGCACCTTTTAAGTGAAAAAATCAGAATAGAAAAATCGACAAATACAGTAAAAAATCGTGTTAATGATAATATTGACGTTATAAAAAAAATAATTACAGACAATATTACTGAAATATATAAACCTGGATACAGCTGTGAAAAATTAGCTGATGAAATTAGGAAAGTTTGGAATAAAAATACAAAAAAACAAACGCCGAGTCATAGAACATTCATCAGATGGCTGAACACAATCGGCATCAACCCTAAAAATATTGATCAGCTTCCGGAAAAAATACGACATTGGTAACGTGTGTCAGACATTGGTAACGATTACCAGACACACGTTACCAATGCCTATTTACAAATAAACACAGCAAGTTACTTTCATATCAGGCCTGTAATTGGCGCTTTTTCATACGCCGTTTAACCCTGAAATGAAGGTGACTTTACATGAAACAGGATTCTAATTTAACCGGAACATTCCATCAGCAAGCCCGGACCACCAACCCAGAAAGCATCTCCCCTCAAACAGAAGAATCATTCAAACAGTTCGGGATTACCAATCCCGAAGCCATCACCACCAAACAGGCGTCCGCCTATCTTACCAAAATCAAAGGAATACCGACCGCAGCAAGCAGCCTTGAGGTATATCGCTGCCAATCCCGTGGACCCAAGTATAAAAAAATTGGTTCGCGAGTTTATTACACCATCCCATGGCTTGATAAGTGGGCGAACGGAGTAGAGGTTAAAATTTTTGACCCTTCCTGCAATTAAAAGGGATGGCCAACGTGAAAAATCATCTAACCAAACAGAAACCCGCAGCTCTGCAATTTCTAGCGGTTGACGTTCTCATTCTTCATTACTCACGAGTAATACTGGTCCCGTATTGCTCAATAAGCAAAGGAACTCAATGGGAAAGCCACTTCTTCCGGCCTGAAGGCTGGATACCGTATCGATATATCCCATCCTTCAACGACCTACCAACCTCCATTCTAGAGATCGAGGTGGATGAGAAAAAAAACAATAAACTCATCATCAAAACAACATACGGGGACGGAAGGTACGCAATTTCCGTGACGAATGAAAAATATACAATTTTTTACAGGGATACTCCCGAATTCTACCGCAGCAAAATAGGTGAAGCCTCCAAAGGGAATATCGTTAGGGGTAAGGTGTAATGGCGTTAGATGAGAAGATCAAAGAGGCCCTGAAAACCTCAGTGTATTGGACTTCAAAGACCAGGGCAGCAAACAACACCATCCAGGGTTTAACCTGCCCCGCGTGCGGCGACAAAAACGCCTGGGCATACGCATCAAGCCCCATGGCCATCAACTGCAACCGCATGTCGCAATGCGGAGCACGTACAAAGACGCTTGATATTTTCCCAGAGATTCGCCGGGACATCGAGCGCGATTTCCCCGCAACCAAAGACGATCCACACCGCCCGGCGCGTGAATACCTGAAATCAAGGGGCCTTTCCCATGTGCTGACCGGACTTGACTTCCGTTACATGAAGGACGCCAGAAAGACCGGATCAGGAGCCGTCATGTTCCCCGTGGCCACCAGCCAGGACGGCAAGGAGATTTTGAACGGGCGGCTTTTCAGCCCGCCACCGGGTGAGGGTAAAACCCACAATGTCGGCTCAACCACTGGGCTACACTGGCAACACCCGTCAATACCTTATAACCCCAATCAGAAAACATTTATCACTGAGGGCATCCTTGACGCACTTTCCCTTCTCGAAATGGGCAAGCAGGCTATCGCCGTTCTCGCTTCCGGCCAGGATCCGGCCAAGGTCGATTTGTCTTCTTTTCAAAACTTGGTCCTGGCATTCGACAATGACGAAGCTGGTTACCAAGCCTGCAGGAAGTGGAGAGTCTTTTACCCGGAATCAGAGGTTATCCTTTGCGATTCCGGTCAGGATTGGAATGATATCTTAAACGCCGGACCAATTACCAAGGTCAAAGAACAGTTCGAGCAAAACCTTCCCCGGTACCGGAATAACGGCACCCTAGCCCTGGCAACGGATGCTAATGATTTTGCCACCATCTACTACCGGTTTTACGGCAAGCCGCCCGGCCTGTTCACCTTCGCCCGAGCAACCTACTATTCAATAATTAAAACCCCACGCAACGAAGCGGCAGAGCCTTACGTTGCCGCCTCCATCTGTATCCGGGGAACAATCAAGGTGCTCAGCTATATCGTGGACCGCACCAACCCAGCCAAGCCGGAATACCACTACAACCTTGCAGTGCAACCAGCCAAAGGTCGCCCGGTTGAGGTGACCGCTACCGGCAAAGAGATATCAAGCGCCAGGGCTTTGAATGAGTTCCTGCTTTCCACGGCAAAAATTAACTGGGAAGGGGACCCCAAAGCGGCAACCGCCCTGCAGACAAAAATAACTGGCGACAAGGCGGCCCCCGAGGTGCTGCTGCTCACTGTTACCGGGTACCAACTGGAGTGCGGGCACTACATTTTCAACCGGTGGGCGGTCGATGCGTCCGGAAACCTTGCCACACCAAACAAACGCGGCCTGTTCCAGCTTGGTCACAATCAATACTTCAAACCCCCTCATCATGGGGAAAGCAAATCCATACAACCGGCACCAATCACCAAGAAGCGGGCCAAAGAGATATACCGGCTCATTCGGGAGGCGTGGGGACTTAATGGTATCGTCGCCCTTTCCTGGACTGTTGCCGGGTGGTTCGTCAACCAGGTGAAGGCAGAAACCAACTATTTCCCGTTCCTATCCCTGTTTGGTGATCCGGCCAGCGGCAAAAGCGCCTTGGTAACCCTGCTGAACAATATCCAGGGCCGAGAGGGCGAAGGCCTACCCGTCACACAGCTGAACACGAAAAAAGGCGCTATTCGTACCATAGGCCAAGTCTCCGGGTTATTCACTGCACTCCTTGAGGACAACGACAGGAACGAGAAAGGCTTTGACTACAGCATCATTCTGACCGCCTACAACCGAGGCCCGCTACAGGTGCAGGCCTCTTTTTCCAACGACCTGTCCACCAGGGAAAACCCATTCCTTGGCACCCTGCTCTTTTCACAAAACATAGAGCCATTCAACAGCAAGGCAGAAAAGCAGCGAACCATCAGCCTTGAATTCAAAACCGAAGCTATCAGCGACAGCACACGGGCCGCCTACGAAAAATTGACCGCCATCGACAAGCGGGAGATTGCCGGCATCATGCAACAGGCGCTCATCAAGAGAGCACACTTCAAAAACTGGCATAATGAGTACACGGCCGCACAAGCGGCACTCCGCCCTATGGCTGAACGCCGCATACTCGACAACCACGCCCTCATTCTGGCTTTCTATCGCTTGTTCTGTTCGTGCTTCGATATAGACACCGAACCCCAAGCAACAGGGTTCATGGCCGAAATTGGGCGGAAGAAATGCGTTACCAGTGCAATTAGAAAAACCACCATTGCAGACCATGCTTTTGAACAACTCGACCTCATCGACACCAGGGAGCACCCAACCGCTTACCATATCAACACTGAAAGAAAAATGATTCTGGTGAACTTGCCAGAGGTTGAACGCATCCTCCGGAGCAATCGGGGGATGAGTTTTCAGGTAAGCGAGCAACTCACCAGAGCCCTGCAAGAACACCCAGCTTATATCCGAAACAGCCTAAATTATCGCTTCCCCACACCCCAAAACGCTCCAGAAACGGGGCGACCGACACAAAGAAGGGTTTGGGCTTTTTGCCTTGAATGGTTTCAGAAAAACAGTGACTTGGCAATGGTCGCCCCAGATGAACATTGAAAAACACGGCTTTTTTGGGTGCAGTGGGTGCAGCGGATACTCCTCGGTGGGTGCAGCAAAAACAACGGAAAATCAAGGCTGGGTGCAGTGGGTGCAGTGGGTGCAGCACTTTTTCACCAATTATAAAAAGAAACTTCCCCGCCGAGCGATCACTTCACATGCGCGCGACATCAGGTGCACCCACTGCACCCACTGCACCCAGCCGGCCCATGTTATTATATAAAATATAATAATTATAAATATTTATATATAGACAGTTTTCAAGGTGTGAAAAAATCCTATGTTTCTGGGTGCAGTAACAGTGGTTTTGGGTGCAGCGGAAACCGGCTTGGGTGCAGTTGCCAAAGGATTTTCCCAGGGTTTGCGCATGAAATTGCCCCAACAAGGGGAGGAATACCAAAGAAAAAGCAGGTGTGGAAATGGGATTATTCGACGCAATTGAGCAGCTGGCCACGGGGATGGCCCCTATCACCCCCGTGGGTGGTCTGAAAAAATCACAGGATTCCCCACCAAAAAGCGGGGAATTCGATCCACCTCGGAGCAAAAACACACCCGGCCGGCAAGAAGGTAGCAAGAGGACGCAGAGTAAACACCCCGCACCGCAGCCAAAACCTGAGCGCCTTGCTTTCCTGCACCCCTGCCCCATCTGTTATGGGCGATTGTTCGTGGCAGGTCGCGGCGGCGGCTTCTTCTGCACAACCTGCCAGCCAGGGATTGAGGGGCAACCGGTGGAGGCCGCAGGCAGAATGAGCAAGCGCACCCAGGCGGACTGTGAATTGGTCCCGGTCAACTACGATCTCCCCGAGGCCCTGCAGGGGGATAAGAAACCCGATCCGGTCACTGACCAGCAGCGGAAATACTTCCGGGCGGCTTGGCCGTGGATCAAGGAGAACAAGGCACAACTCCTGGCGGCCGGGTGGACTATGGCCGCTTTGGTTGGCCGGTCGAAATTTCGGTGGCCTTATGGCCAATGGGGCCTTGCCTGGCTTCCAGTCTGGACGCGCGAGCAGGTGCTGGTCACCATCAATGACAAGGGCGCAATAGCCTTCACTTTCCGGTATTGCGAAAAAACAATAACGCAAACGGCAAAACCATGAACACTGATAATTATACATTGATTACAACAAGTTACACAGAAAAAAGGATTAATACCCCCCTTGCCCAATTTTGCCAACACCGCAAGAAAACTGCAGACCGGTTACCAGCTATATGGGCGTGGAGATTTTACCCACCCCCAGGGGGCATGCGCGCCGGGTGTTGTCTCCAAATCGAGACAACACCCGGCGTTTTCTTAAGGATTCAACATCTTTTCGCCCTGAATACATTCAGCAAGGGGGATAAGGGGGCGATAGTGAGGCTTTCAACTGCAGACCTAAACCCCTTTGATAGGGACAGGAAAGGCAGCAACATAAACAGGGCAAGAGCCCAAGGATGACACACACCATGCAAGACACGACTACCGCAACATTCCAAGGACAGACCGTGACCATTAAAGAGTTGACCGTTAAGCAGGTTCGGGAAGTGTTTGAGCGTCTCAACAAAGAGGGGGCGCAATTTATGGACGACCTGATAAATCACTCTGTTCCCGCCTTGATTGTCACAGAGTGCACCGGGATACCGATTGAACAACTTGAAGAGGCCAAACCTTCAGAACTAGTGACACTCTGTGCCGAGGTGGCACAAGTAAACCCTTCCTTAGCCTCGATGATCCAGAGGAGGATCGAGGCTTCCGACCGCCTTGCTCACCTTCTCAGTTCCGCAGACAACTTGACCGGGTTATCTGCGCAATGATATCCGCTGGCCACCACCGGGTTTGGGAATATGGATTCAGCTTTTTCCTTACCGCAATAGAAGAAACCTTTGGAGATGATTAAGAATGAAAGACATTGAATTCGTTCTCTCTTTAAACCCCAGCCCATTTACCAGCGGGATCGGCAAGGCCACCAAGGGGTGGAAGGTGTTTCAAGAACAGATTGGAACATCGACCAAAGGGGTCAGGGAGCTTGACGCTGGCCTTGCCGGGATAGCTGGGAAGTTCGCTGGGCTATTCGGAGGCATTTCGGCGACCGTCTTCGCAAAATCAATCTTTGACGCTGGTACAAAGATGGACCAGCTTGAAAAGGCCTTCACGACTATCACGGGATCAGCCGAAGCCGCTAAGCAGGAGCTCGCATTCGTGCGGTCCACGGCTGAAGAATTGGGCCTGGAATTTACCAGTACAGCCGATGCGTTCAAATTGTTGTCTGCAGCCTCCAGGGGCACGGTTCTTGAGGGCAAAGCCACCCGCGACATATTCCTTGCCGTTTCTGAGGCATCCACAGCCCTAGGCATGTCAACCGAAGAAACCCAAGGGTCACTACTCGCAATCAGCCAAATGATAAGCAAGGGCAACGTCAGCGCTGAGGAGTTGCGCGGACAATTAGGTGAACGGTTGCCAGGAGCCTTCCAAATAGCGGCCCGTGCAATGGGAGTAACTACGCAGGAGCTTGACAAACTCCTGCAAAATGGCGAGGTGGCTGCTGTTGACATGCTTCCGAAATTGGCCGCAGAGCTTCACAAAGCATTTGGCAAAGGTGCAATAGATGGCGCCGATGGTCCGGTGGCCGCACTAAACCGGTTCAAGAACGCATGGTTTGATCTGCGAATTGCGATCGGCGAATCTGGGTTTATGGACCTGGCAACAGGAAAGATCAAAGACGTCACCGCAGCAATGAACGATCCTGCCATGAAGGAAACCATCACCGACCTGGCCTCTAAGTTTTTCACACTATCTGAAGCGGTTTTGAATTTCGCGGTTAACCACGGCGAGGCAGCCGCCAAGGTAGCTGGCGGATTGGTTGCGATGTCCGCTTTATCTCGAACCATTGCCCTATTAACCGGGGTATGGAAGGGTTTGAACGCCGCCATGGTTGTCATGACTGGATTACAACTGATTCCGTACCTGTCCAAACTCCACGTAAACCTTGATATGGCCAAGGTGTCAGCTATGGGACTATCTGGAGCGCTGGGCGCGGCGGCAGGCTCAACCCTGGGGTTTCTCGCCGGCATGAATATCGGCGAGCGCATTTACAAAGCCACCGAGCCGGCAGAACGGGATTTGCGCAAACTGCAGCTTGAAATCGATGCCACTACAGCAAAATTCCGTCAGTTCGCCGGATTCACCCCCGAAACCAAGGAATCCATGTTTGCCAAATCGGAAAGGGAACTGGAGAGCTACAAAAAGAAGCTGGAGGGCGCGTACAAATACCAGGCCGCTATTGTGCAATCGCTCTACATCGCCTCCCGAGAAACAAACATGTGGGGATCTCAAACAGAAGGCGCCCGGCAGGCAACCGTCGAACTCGCTGCCGCCAAGGGCAAGCTGTCAGAAATCGAGAAGGCCATGAATGAATACGGCGTTGCCGCCAAGGTTGTCCATGCGCGGGCTGCGGTTGCCGCCGGTTCTTCGGCGACCGAACAAAAACAGGTCACCGGCAAGGCCTTGGACGAGATGAAAAAGAAGTACAAAGACTATGCGGACGAAGTGAAGAAGCTGCAGGGAGAGATCGCCAACGAAACGCGATCTCTTTCCGAAGAGCTGCGCAGCATGTCCCGAACCGGAATGTCCGACGTCTCGGCCTGGAAAGATCAGAAGAAAGAGGCGGCAGAGTTCGAGGCAGCCGCCAAAAAGGCGGCGGAGGGGGCTAAAGCCGCCTTTGCTGCCGGAAATGTCGAAACCGGCAAGGAGAGCTTCGCCGTAGCGGTGGAATACGCTCAGAAGGCGAAAACGGCCTACCGTGAATTGAACACCGAGGTCAAGAGTGGCGACCAGATCGCCATTAGCTCTGGTGAGGCCTTGAAAACCGCAATGACAGGCGTCGAACGCGCGGGCAAGCTCAAGGCGGACATTCTCACCCAGCAGGCCCAGTCCATCAGCACGGCCGCGGCGGCGCTCAACAAGGAAACCGGCGGTGCGCTCCTCGAAGATCTCAAAAAAAGCGCCCCTGAACTTGCCGGGCAGCTTGAAGCGGTTACGAAGAGCATTGAAGGGATCAAGACAAAGGTCAAAGAAGAGATCGTTCCAGTGATGCGGACCATCACCATGCCGGTCAAATCCTGGGAGGAATCTGTCCTGGAGATGCAGGGCATGTTCGTTCAGGTCACCGATGAAGCCGGCCGCCTGCTCGATAAGACGTTCGCCGACCGAACGATGCAAGTCTACATCAACCAGGTACAGACCAAGGCCCTGGGCGGCGTGGTGCACAAATTGGCCCGGGGCGGCAAGCTGTCTGGATACGGCGGCGGTGACCGGGTGCGGGCGCTGCTGGAGCCGGGTGAATTTGTGGTCCGGAAGGAAGCGGTGGCACGGTATGGCGTGGGATACCTTCAGGCCCTTAACGCCATGAGCATCACCAATATCAACACTGTCAAAGCAAGGATCGGCGGCCTGATTGCCCTAGCTAACAATTCGGCACATCAGCGGTTCCAACAAGGCGGCCTGGCGGACGCCCCCACTCCGTCCGAGACGATCAATCTCAATTTGACCCTGCCCGGAAGCACCAAGCCACATCCGATGGTGATCGGAAAGGAACATATCCCCCAGCTTATCAGGGCGGTCGACAATTACAACCAACGCCGCAGCAGCAACAGATAATCTCCATCCAAAATAGAGAGGCACACATGGACAAAATGCAAGACTTTGGCACAATCAACCTCACCCCCGAAATGCTCAAAGGGGTCACCGTAGAACTCCCCGAAGATTGGATTCAGGAGAACCTGGAGCAGATCCAGGACAACAGCGAGGCTATCGGCGCGGTCAACAAGGTGTTAAATTTCATTTCTTTAACCAAGGCTCGACCGCGTTGCGAGGAATGCGGCGAGTGGCATGACATTCTTGGTGGCGGAGACACCGTAGCAGGGCTTTACCAAGTGGTGCGGGCATTGACTCAGTATTCCCACCTTCTGGCCAGCGAAACCAGAAACGGGTTGCCGGGGCGGAAAGAGAGCAATCCAGAGGCGGAGGGGCAATAATTACGGGGAGTCGCCCGCCCGGTCATTTTCCCTGTTGACAACCGTATCCGATTAAGGCAATTCTATCACTGCAGCCGCAAAAAACGGTTGTCGGGCCTGGAAACCTGAATAATAGGCGGACGCACCGCCACCACTCTATGTTTGGCGGTTTTTTTGCGTCCAGTGCACAGGATTGCTCTTTTCTTTGGGCGGGCTGTGCGGGGGGCCTCGGCCCGATGGTTGCCTATTGCCATTTTCCAGCCCGCACTAACCCGCCCTTTTTGCGTTCTGGAAAGCGCAAAAAAACTACCAATAGGAGAACTATGTATGGCCAAAACCAACAGCCTTCCCGCCTTGTCAGCAGTTGCCGACTATGGAACGAATAACCCAACGGTCGCCGACGGCGGCCACCATCACGATGTAGCCAAAGCCATCGACATTGCCGACACCATCGCCATGGTGAACCGAGGCTTAAAACGTCTCCGCCGGCAGCACGGTAAAAATAACGCCGGCAAAAACGGCAAATCCATGATTCCGCAATCGCAGGATACATCCCTGACCCAAACGCTTGCAGTGGCCAAGGCACACTTGGAGGATTATCGCCGCCAGGTCATACAGCTGGCGACCGCCGACAGGAGTACTGCCGAGGGGACGTCATGCATTGACGCCGATAAAATCATGGACGGATTGAGCCCATATTGCACATCAGCTGGGGAGCAATTGCAAGAGCCTTACGAGCCCATCGACAAAGCCAAAGCCGTTGTTAGCATGCTCATGGGCTGCCAGGATAAGGAAACCAGTATAATCAGGCTTTACCCTAATGATGTAACCTGGGCCCTGATTCTCCTGTCTGACCTCCTGATTGAAGCAGGAAAACGGGCCGAGGTATACCAGGACCATTGCCATACCCTTTATGAGGAGATCAGCAACCGGCTTGCGCCCTATTTTTTGGTGGGCCATGACTGCGGCGAGACGCCCCACAGGAGAACGGGACAGAAGGTGCAGCAATGAACGGTCATACACCAGCAGCACACGCAGGCCAGGAACAACAAAGAGCGATCATTAGCACCAGCGAACTGTTATCCAACCTACACCTGGGATTTGTGCACGGTGATGGCGAACCGGAAGAGCCCCTCGACAAACTGAATGCCGTCATTCACCTGATATCAGGTTGCCAGGATCCATCATCCGACAAGTTCATGATTAGTGAGGAACATATAGGGTGGGCGCTTTCGGTAGCGACGGATCTGATCAAGGAAATTCAGATGATAATCAACGAGCATCGAGAAAACCTCAGCACGACATGGGGGGAACTGGAACGCCGCCTTAACGCCTGCCACATACTACCCCGTGACCTCGCAAAACGGGAGCCTATAAAAACGGGGCGGGAGGTCAGGTCATGAACGCAATACAGCAGCCAGGAACACTAACCACGCTTTCCGCACTTGAACAAAGGGACGTGGCTTCGGCCGCAGACCGGATCCGCGCCATCGGAACCTCGGTCGCCAGGATCGGCACGATCATGACTGCAGTTCAAGCGCAACTCCTTGAAAAAGAGGCTCCACACGAACCGTGCAACGACTGCCGCATGCATCAACTCGTTACGACACCCACCCTCTTTGCCCTGTACACCGCCATCGAAGAGCTGGGCGAAATTGTCTACACCCTTGCCGACAACATAGAGACAACCATTCATCGAGCCCACCTGAGGAAGGGAAGCGCGTGATGAGACTATCGAAACGATAGCCCGCGCCCCGGGCGACAACCTGCGGCCAGTGGTGAAATGCTGGGCCGGATGCTCCAATCAGGATGTTATCAGCGCCTTGCGTGCCCGCGGACTCTGGCCTGAGCGTCTGCCGCTGATGGGCCGCACTCAACCGGCTCCAGAGAAACGAACCAAAGAGACAAACAGCCAGCGGCGGCCGGATCGGGAGGCGGCCGCCGCTGAGGCTGTCCGACGGTGGGAAGCGGCCGGCCCGGCAAATCGTGACCACCCCTATCTTGCCGGCAAGGGCGAAGATAACGGGCTCTGTCAAGAGGGCCGCCTGCTGCTGGTTCCAATGTGCGACACGGAGAGTGTGGTTTTCCCTTTCAGACGATTAGCCAGCAAGGACAGAAGAGGTTTTTGAAAGGCGGCGCCGTCTCTGGCCTGCTGGGCCTCGTTGGCGGCCCACCTGAACCAGATTGGCCGGTCTGCGTGGCTGAAGGCTGGGCCATCGGCGCGGCGATCCATGCCGCGACCGGCTACCCGTCGGTGGTGGATTTCCCCCCGCGACACTCTCGCACGAAATCAATGAACAGGTAAAAGTCACCACATGACAAAAGAGAGAAAGGAAAAATTGGCCGGCACCCCAACATCCAACAATGATTCAAACAGTCGCCTGAATCATGCCATTGGCGTATCAGAAACCGCACGTTTAGCACGCATGGGGGAGGTAAAAGCGAAAACGGGGAGAACCGATTTACCACCGGACAGTCGAAAACTGACGCAACAAGAAGCTGCCGCCTATTGCGGGGTATCGCCGACAACCATACATAGGTGGGTTGAATCTGGTTTGAAAACGGTCCAGTATGGAGCAAGAAAACGTTTCTTAATAAGCGACCTCAAGGCCCACATGAAAAAATGCAACTCCTTAAAACTGCAGGTTAAAAATTAACCACAATGAAAACAGCAAGTTGTATTGTTTTGGCGACAAAAACACAAACGTCGCATAACATCCATTATGTAAACTTTTAACATTTTATTTAATAAAATTGAACACATGGGCCAATGGCAATAAAGTGGTTTTTAAAAAATCATCGGTTTCGGTGGTGCAACATGCCAAAAAACAAGGCTTTTTGAAGACTCCCGCCCTATTTACATTCACCACCATCCATCCACATCCAAAAGCACCTTATAAAACGTAAATACAGAAACAATAATCAGCGTTTCTTGGCAATTACCAAACGACCTGGCTCACCATCAAGGGAGTTCCATGGGAACTCTTCAACATGCCACCATTCAGATAAATTTAACCCCAGAAACATTCGTTATTCCGGCAAACAAGAAAAAGAACATAGTTTCTTGTTTAGCTGAGCAGCCAGAGCCAGGTGGAGCCGGGTGGAGCCGGTTAAGCTGTCAGGAAGGCGGCTTGGTGATACCCACCGCGACAAGGAAAAAAACAAGGCGAATCGGTCATTACCAGGCAAGCGACTTTACCTATTTCACCATCTACCCGATCACGGAAGCAATCATGGAAGTCATTTACATACCACCAATCGGGGAAATTTAACCAAAAAAACATTAGTTATTCCGGCAAACAAAAAAAGAAACGAAGTTTCTGTTTAGTAAAAACGAAGAAAAGCGCGGGAGGCAAAACGGCATTCTTGACTCCGACTACCACCTACCCCACCCCCCTGCACTTGCGCCCAGGAAACACAACAGAAACATCGAGGCGGAAACTGACCGACTGAATCCATCACAAAACAATGGTTTTTCGTTCTTACGCCTTTGATGGCACCATGTTTTTTCGTTTCTTTTGCACGCCGTTTCTTCTTTTTTGGCTTCTCGCCCAGCCCTTTCCGCTGGACTGACACGGGATCAATCCGGCAATCCTATATTCGCGACCAGTGAAATAATCAACTGCGGCGGTCTGGATCACCACGGTCGCCCGCCACGACACCGGGCCGGAAGATGGACACAACAGCGGCCAGGCAACAAAGAGAGAAATCGGCAACGGGCAACTCAGGCGCGCCGGCCAGGGGTCCCGGCGGCGCTTCCAGGTTCGACAACACGGCCAGCAGGCAGTAGACCGCCGAGAGGATGTCGGTCGAGCGATCAGGCCGGCGGCGCGGCGGATCACCAAGCACAATCGGACCGCGGCAGACCACGCGACACCGCGCCGGCCTGGCCTTTCTTTTTCAACACCAGTGGGGACGGACGCCACAGCGGCAGCAGCGTGAACCGGCCGACACCAAAGAGGGAAAGCGGCAACGGCCACAACTCTGGCTCTCCAGCCAGAGGCGCTGCGGCGCTTCCAGGTTCGACAACACGGCCAGCAGGCAGTAGACCGGCGAGGAGATGTCGGTCACCCGATGGCACCGATACATCAACGCAAACCACCCCCCCAGAAAAGACTTTTTGGAGACCTGGGGCACAATAGGGGCACAAAATGAAAAAAGCCACTTAGCAAAAAGTTGCTAAGTGGCTTTAATTATTGGTGAACGAGGCGGGATTCGAACCCGCGACCTTTGGCTTCGGAGGCCAACGCTCTATCCAGCTGAGCTACCCGTCCTTACAAATGCGAATGGCAGTCGGTGAGGTCAGCATGAGCAGAACGCTCGAACTGACCGGCTTTTCTTTCTACCAAAAAGTTTTCTCAATTACCATAACATTGTAGGCTTCGCCCTGCTTTTCAGCGGCGCCGTTGTGCCGCCCGGCAAACGTTATCTGGAAAAACGATGCCGAGCCGGGTAAAAATTCCGACCAAAGGGACCGGCAAAGCATCCCCTCACACCTTGTAGTAGCCTCGATACCAGTCGACGAAATTCTTGATGCCGGCCTCGATCGAGGTGGCCGGCTTAAAGCCAACCGCTTCGACCAGATCGGTCACATCGGCGTAGGTCGCGGGCACGTCGCCGTCCTGCATGGGAAGAAAGTTCTTGCGCGCCTTGCGTCCCAGACACTCCTCAAGCACCTCGATGTAGCGCATCAGCTTTTCTTTGTTGTTGTTGCCGATGTTAAAAACCCGCCAGGGGCAATAGCTGGTGGCCGCATCAGGACGGTCGCCGCTCCAGGCGGGGTTGGCCGCGGCCACATGGTCAATCACCCGCACCACGCCTTCGACAATATCGTCGATGTAGGTAAAATCGCGCTCCATGTTGCCGTTGTTAAAGACGTTGATCGGCTGATCCTCGAGAATGGCCTTGGTGAACAGAAACAATGCCATGTCGGGCCGCCCCCAGGGGCCGTACACGGTAAAAAACCGCAGCCCGGTGGTTGGAAGCTTAAACAGATGACTGTAGGTGTGGGCCATCAGTTCATTGGCTTTTTTCGACGCCGCATACAGCGAAACCGGATGGTCAACGTTGTCGTGCACTGAAAACGGCATCCGGGTGTTGGCGCCGTACACCGAACTCGACGAGGCGTACACCAGATGTTTGACCCCGTTGTGACGGCACCCTTCGAGCAAATTCACAAACCCAACCAGGTTGGTGTCCACGTAGGAGTGGGGATTGATCAGCGAGTAACGGACCCCGGCCTGGGCTGCCAGATTGACCACCGCGTCAAATTGCTCGTCGGCGAACAGGGCGGCGGTGCGTTCCCGGTCGGCCATGTCAAATTCGGCGTTGCGAAAGCTTGAAAAGGCCTGCAACTCGGCCAGGCGATCCCGTTTCAGCTGCGGATCATAGTAGTCGTTGAGATTATCCAGCCCGACTACTGTCCGTCCTTCGGCCAGCAACCGAAGCGCCAGACCGTGACCGATGAATCCGGCCGCGCCGGTGATCAATATTTTCTGCAT